ATGAGTAATTTCGAAGAATTGTATTCACTATGGGATGAATTCCTCTCATCTTGGCCAGCTTCACGGCTGGCCAAGATGACATTGGACGAATACAGCAAAGCTGGCTCAAAAGAAAGCTTTACCTACTGGCTCGAATCAGGGCTGGATGAGCTTGGCAGCATTTGGGGTGGGTCCGCGTTCAAGTTCGGAGTGTTTTCGCGTAAGAGTACTGAGGATAAAAGCTCCGATGCCAAACTGAGCTATTCTGATACCCACGGTTGGTACTCATCGTTAGGCTCTACTGCTGAGGAGGCCTTCGAGAAGGTACGTGGCTTCGTGGTAGAGGTGGTACATTGGGCTGAAAAAGGCGATCTGGAGTCCATAGACGCCTTCGAGCATTTGGGTGAAGCCTTTAAGTGGAAGATTGCCTTCCACTATCAGAATCGACAAAGCCCGGTGATTGTTCCCATATTTAAGCCAGCCTGGCTGGCATCCTACCTTGGTAGTTCAACCATCCAGGGCATGGCTGCTTTGCAGAAGGCTGCGCTGACCAAGCGACCAAATGATGCTGGGATTTTGGAGTTTGGGCGTCAGATATGGGAAGTCTGGAGCCAGAAAAATTTGGTGATTTGGAAGCTCTCGCACGGAGCGAAGGATTTTTCAGCCAATGAATTGCAACACTATCTACAAGCCAGGTTAGCGGTGATGCACGGTGAAACGGCCAAAGGTCAGGGCAGGAAATTTCAGGAGGTTCCTGTAGGAACACTGTTTTATCTTTGCCATGGTAATGCAAGTTTGCCACTCGTTGGTCAGTTTATCTCTGCGTCTGAGCCCTGTGATTCGGAGGACGGTTGGGTGCAGCGTCACTACCGTATATTGAAGAAGGCAATCAAGATGGGGGGGTATCAAGATGGCAAGAAGGGGTGGACACCTAACTACAATTCAACTTTCAAACAAGTGCCCGCACATGACTTGCCAGAATTTGAAGCAGCTTTGCTAAAGCCTTACTTTGGCACTGATGATTAGAAGTGAGATAAATGAACAGGGATAAGCGAGATAATTGTGGGATTCTGTGGTTGTCCCGGGGATTTATTGGGATGGTTACTGTAAAACTATTACATACAGTGAAAAAGAAATCGGGCAGAGAAATTTCTTCATCTGCCCATTATTTTACTCGTTATCACCGAAGGAAAACAGCTGTGGTTGACGGTGAGCCATCACTTGTTTGTGTACACGGTGAATCAGCTTGCGTAACCCCCGTTCAGTAATGCCATATTTCGTACTTAGCTCAGCCCAGTTATTCCCCCGGAACTCTTCATAAATCTGCATATCGCGTAGAGATAGTTTATACGCGTAGTCACGAGGAAAAGTGAAGTTTTGCCCGCCAAAGTGAGATGCCAGAAAATCTGCCACAGCCAGCCCCAATTGTTCAGCCTGCTCGGATGACAAACCGTAATCAACGCCTGTCTCGGTGACATGGTCAGCAACCTCAGACAGCAGTTTATGCCGCTTATGCTCCATTGGTGTTGTCATGGTGACCTCCCGACATCACTTTACACTCTGCAGGGTTTCCTGCGCCTTACGTTCGCGAGTCTGCCACTGCTTCAGTGTCTCAATCACACGGCTTGCTGCCCGAGTATTGAGCCAGTCAAGGCGGCTGATGCCGGTTATGCGGTGCACATAGACGTTGATTGCCCGTTCGGAGCAGTCACGAATAAAACCTTCGTCAGCCATTTCAAGCCACAGCGACCGAATTTTCTTCGACTGGTCGTCGGTGGCCGTCAGCTTCTCTTTCTTCTGGGTCCGGACCTTGAACCCGATTTTCTTCATCGCATCGAGGATCTGGTTCAGTTGCCCGAGATTCATTTCACGCGTGGATTCAATGCCAGCGTAGGTATTCAGCAACTGGCGGTAAGTATCCTCATCCATGCATAGCTCGCGCTTTGCCACATGGACGATTTTAATCAGCTGGGAACGGGTCATTTATTCAGTCCTCCCATTTGATTTGCGGTCGATACGCTCAATTTCAGCGATAATGAGTGCGGCTGCTTTTACTAGATTCCGTCGCTCGTTTGTCGGCTTGAAACTGTCGTCATGCCAGTCAGCGGGCCAATAACTCATCGCCTCCATCGGTTCGATATAACAGATTGCAGCTGCCGCCAGTTGGCAACCAACATACGTATCATCCTGCTCTGTCGAAAATCCCTCTACAGACTGCTGCCGTTGACGTTCAGCGATAATATCGGCAATCGCGCAACTATCCCGAGCTGGTTGTCCCTGGCGATATAAATTATCGCCAATTTTTAGCCCCAAACTCATTGGTGGAACGTAATAGACCAACATCCACTGTTTATCGATGTACGCCACAGGCTCGCTGTCCATTGTCGCCAGCGACTGACGAATCAGAGCTTCTAACTGGCGATCAGTTGCATCACAGCCACCATCACTATCAAGCTGTGAAACCCAATTTGTTAACTGCTCTCTGGTTATGGTTAATTTGCTGGTCATTGGTTGGCTCCTTTGGGCGTACACACACCACGCAGCGCTAGATCACCACCGTTAAGCTCTTTAATTTTGGCAAACGCAGCACGGCAGGCTGATTCTGTATTAAATTCCTGAGTTGTTATTGTCGGTTTAGCTTCTGAATAGCTGTAACTCCCGAACATCCAGATAATTAGAATCCACATCATTCAGCCCTCACTTTTGAATTGTTCAGCCAACTCAATAAGCTCAAAATCATCGCGGCTCATTCTCGATATTCGCACCTGAACACCACAGCACTCACATGCATCAGAAGTAAATTCCAGACCACGGCCTCGTTTTCTTACTTCCCCCTCAGTACCGGTAGGCAAAGATGCCATCATGTTTCCTGCTGGCCTGGCAAGTTTTACCCGAGCCCAGTCCCATTTATAAAGCTGCCTTGGCGGTTTACTCTTCATGAATTTCACCTCTGTTACTGGAAATTGAAAAGAATAAAGAGCGTTAAGGCTGCGGTTAACGTGCCAATAATTAACCACCAGAATCCTTTACGCTCATGTGATGACTGAAACCGGGAGGCTTCAGCGATGAGTTTTTTATTCATATGTGGAACCCTCTTACGGCTTATGAAAGTAATCCCAGGCTGAAGTAACGGCGGGGTAACAAATAAATGCAACAGCCACCCAGAAGACGATACAGCCCAGCACGAGCAATAAACGAATGTTGCCGATGGTTAATTTCATGGTTTGTACTCCAGAGAAAGGGATGAATCTTTACCGGAAACACCGTGATTTAAACGAGCTTTTAATCCCTCGTTAAATCCCGCTTCCGCTGCATCCTGATCACCACGACATTTTTTAGCTTCACGGGGTTTCAGATCGGATAAATCCTGCTCTTTCTTCATCTTTGCCAGGAAATTTGCCATCAATGTTTTTTCGGTTTCCGTTACCATAAATGGCTCTATAGCCTGATATGCGCCTTCGGCCCATCCTTCGCAGAACTGGTCGGCGCGGGCTGTTTTGGTGGCTGGCTTAATATTTTTACGCAGAGAACCAATAAAGGTGCGTCGGGCTTTTACCATCTGTCGGGAAAGAACGTCGAAGGCATAAGCAGCGATTTCCGGACGTTCGTCAGGACCATAAAAAATGACGGTATTTTGGTTCTGGCTGTTCATATAGTTGCGGCGGAAAGAGTAATAGCAGTTAACACCCATAGCACGGCAAATTAACTGGCCCAGAAACGTCATATAACGGGGGATGCTTTGTGCATGGGATGGCGCACCTTTACTGGCCTTGCTGGTGATATCCATCAGATCGATATCATTCTGGCTCAGCTTGTGCTTACGCATCAATGCCTGCGCCTGATTGAGCGCAGTGGCCGCTTCATGAGAATTCGAACTGCGACGGGCCAGATTCAGAAGCTTTTTGATTTTTGCCAGGTACTTTTCAGTTTCATTTGTCATTTTCATCACCAGTCAGAGGTTGTAATTCAGCTGTGGGGACAAAAGCGTTATAGGAAAGTCCGCAGTGAGGGCATTTCAGAATCAGGTCGATACACCACGTACCATCAAAACTTTCCATAATGGTCGCTTGCTCAAAATCCAGATCATCGACCGGGTTGTCGCAACGTTTGCATAACAGAGACATTTATTCTTCCTCCCGCCAGACTTCCCCACAAATCAATAAAGCGCCCGGTGAGCGCTCATGAATGACGTCTGCGACCAGTTCGCAGGACTGCTTATTCAGATAGATATCTTCAGTAACAGGCAGTGCGTCACAGGCATCTGTTCCGCAGGCTGATACCAGTAAAATAAAACCGGCTAATGTCAGCATAAATAGTCCTATTGCTAAATCCGGCGTGCAGAATCCCACGGCACTGACGCCGGATTAAAAAGAAATGGAGAAATAAATTAAATAGCAGCGATATCTAACGGTATATTAACCAGCTTCCCGGACTTATCTTTCTCCCGGAAATTAATATAGGTTTTGGACATGGCCACCTGCAGCGATTCCGATATCGCATCCATTGCCTTAATCCAGCGCTCATCCTGGATTTTTACCCTTCGCAGGGAGAGAATACGCCCGGTGTTAAGCTGTCCCTCTTTATCAACCTGGAAAGCATCGCTCACAATAGCCCGCAGGTTAACATTGGCATCTTTCGACCATTCAGTGACGCATTCATCAAACAGATCTTTAGCAATCTGTAGCTCCGGCCCGAACGTCAGCGTTTCCTGTACACGAATAGTGATTTGCTCGCTACCGTCAAAGCTGCTGAATGTCACATTACCCTTTGCGCCGCCGCGAGTTCTGCCATATTTTTCAGCCACAAGGTCAAGCCAGGCATAACATTCATCAAAGGCGCGACGTTTAAACTCGCTGAGTTCATCACGCTTTATCTTTGCAGCAGAAACCTGTTCCCGGACAAAACTGTCCATTGCCAGATCGTAATCAGAAATCTGGCTTATCGGAACCAGGCGACCTTTACGGTCTTTCATGTATTCGTCCTGATTAATTGTCGTCATAATATGACCTCAGTGTTTAATGTGATTTGCCGGAAGGCTGCAGATAATCAGCTGCAACCCGATATCCGCTCTGTTTCAGTTTGTTGAGAACAGATTCATTTACAACGGGCTTTAATGACTCAAGCGTCGCCAGCTCACTTTCACTCGCGTCTTTTGTATTTGCGCCGGTCATTTTGCAATAGATAAATCCTTCTGGCGTCAGCGCGATTAAAATCTCTATCTTTATTGCCATTATATTTTCCCTTCAGTGAAGTAATGACTCTGACCAGATAACCCTGCAACCATACATCTCAACTTCCCCCTGACGGTAACGCCCCTGATGGTCAATACCTGTCATGGTATAACCCGACTTTTTCCCCCTGAAATGACTGACGCACGGACTGTCGCGAGAAACACGAATAACCGGCTTTCCTGAATAAATCATGATGCTGGTGACAGGCGTATTCATTGCATTGAGTGCCGCAATGGCATTCATCAAATCAGCCAGCTGTTTATTAACGTTCGGTATTGTTTTCATTTAAACCGCCTTAATAACGTCGGCATTAACAACTGGAACACCGAGCTGCGCCGCCATATTCATGGCTGCAATCACCAGATTGCTGACCGCCAGAGGATATAACAGGCTGACAACCCCTCTGCGACCGCCGATATTGTTACTGAGGCGGGCACGGATGGCATCGACAGCGGTGTTATCCAGCACATCAGTTATTGGTTTTCCGGCACGTTCGAATTTGAACTTCAGAAAGCGCTCCAGTTCTGTGTCCAGCGGCAGCAGTTCAACCACTTCACAGCGCTGAACCACCTCACGGACTTCCTGGTTGCGTTCAGACAGTTTCATCGCCAGTTCCGGCTGGCCAATCAGCACGATGGACAGCAGTTTTTTAAAGCCATGCTCCAGCTCAAAGAAGCGTTTCAGGTGCTTCAGCGTGGGAAGCGGCAGTGAATGTGCCTCCTCAATCACCAGAACGTGGCTGTAACCGGCGTTGCTGGAGTCCTTCAGCACGCGGTGTAACTGGCGAAAGCGGGCCTCCTGACTGCGTTTGACGTTCTCCAGTGGTGCGATGGTGTTAATGATGGCTTCGGCGATACTGGCCGCTTTCAGAGTCTTGCCTTTGTTGTCGTTGTCCTCCATCGCGATGATGTAGGGCTCAATGACGATGGCTGGCGCATTTTCACGGTGGATACGCTCAATCAGGTCACGGCGCAGTGTGCTTTTCCCCGCGCCGGATTCCCCGATAACAGCCATAAATCCACCAAAACGGGCTGTCTGATACAGTGCCTCGCGGACGTAGCGAATATCCGGCGTGGTGAACACGTCCTCTGAACTCTGCATGGCGTCATCCGCGAACGGGTCACGGAAAATGCCGAATTGCTTTTTGGTGACTGGATTTAATACCTGTTTTGCCAGTAACATATTTTCGTCCTCTTCGTTATTTGCCTGTTGCGGGACGGAGGTACTGGCGGGTTCCGCCGCCAGTACCTCATCAAACGCCCGGGATAATTCCTCCCCGAGCCCGCGTGATGCCAGGAATGTCATAATCTTCTGCCGCACTTCTTCAGGGCGACGCTTCGGCCAGATGCCGTGGTTAATCAGCTGTGAAACGGCGGGCTGCGAAACAGCTGCAGCTGCAGCGACTTCCGTCTGTTCAATACCGTGCTGTTTCATCAGGTCTTTCAGTACCAGCATGGGTGCCTCCCGTTAATGGCCGTTAACGATACTGAGTCGTGGCGCTTTGTTCCCGGCCAGTTCCTTCGCAATGGCGTCAATATCTTCTGCCGGAACGCCTTCAGGAAAGCGACTGACCAGCTGCGCGTAGTGTTCCGGGAACCAGTTATGGCCAGCCGCCGTCAGGCGCTCACGCAGCAATTTAGCCGCCTCAACATGGGATAACGGACGCTGCTCGATGCGCGGGCCTCGAACCTGACTTTCCTGGCCGCGTTTTGGCAGGTAGGTCGGGTGATCGTCGCGCTCAATATCGAGATATGGGTTGAAACGCCCCCCGAACGGCAGGGCTTTGCCTTTTCTCGCAGCCTCGGTTTCTTCCTTACTGGCCGTGCCGAAGACGTGCTGCTCAACTTCATTAAGATGCTGCTGGGCAACGGTCTGGGGCAGCGGTTTGAAGCTCTCACCAATAACCGGGGCATCAACAGCAAAGCCGTGTTCGTCTTTCTGCACCTCGTCAACCAGGAAGAACGATTTCAGCCCGTCCTCGCCGGTCATCACGACCTGAGCCTGATCGTCACGGTAGAGGTTGCGGGCTACCATCACGCGGTCATTCACACAGACACCCGGCACAGCGGAAACGTCGTACTGCCGCCCCCGGAAACGTACCCGGACAAAGCTGTCCACCTTACAGCTGACCGGCGCTGACACCGCGGCTTCCCGGCAGACCTCAACAGAGGGGGCCTTGACCAGCTGTTCTTCGGTGATCAGCAACCATTTATCCGTGCGGGCCATGCCGTAACGGCTGTGAATGGCCGTGCGGTTGAACTTCATCCGCCACAGACGCGCCAGGCGGTTCAGTTCGTCGATGCTTTCCACCCGGCAGAAGCGCAGGCCGTGTTCGAAATCCCGTTCCAGAATGTCACGTGCCTTTTCCACCGAGCCGGTGGCCCGGGCATTGCGGGCTTTGTGCGCAATCAGCCTGATACCCAGCGCCTGGCACAGGTTGCCCATCGTGGGAGACTTCAGGGCTGCGCCGGGGTCGGTGAACAGCACCTTCGGTACTCCGTGCAGCACGTCAGCGCCGCCGCGTTCCTGCATCATATTGATGAGCACCGAGGTGAAGTTCTCGGTGGTTTCGCCACCGAACCGGTACTCCAGGTAGATCCACCCGGTGGTGTGGTCGGTTCCTTCAAAAGACCAGACGCGGTCATTGACGACTTTGGCCACGTTGGCAGGTTTATTTTTGTTGAACTCTTTCTCATCCATGATGCGCAGTCCGGTATCACCTTTAACCCCTTTGGCCGGGTTCTTGAGGTAATAAAGCACGCAGATAGACGCATCCAGCTGCCAGACGTGGTTCGGGTGGCGGCTGGCCAGCTGCACTGCCGGAGCCGGTGCCCGCAGCTGGTCAGGGTGCAGGCGGTACTGGCGCAGGGCGCGGATAATGGCGCTGGCCGACAGCGGCACAATCTCACCGGTGGTCTCATCAAGCCTGCCGCTGACGATCAGACCGTTATCGCGCAGGCTGTTGATGGCTTTTTCCACGCTGAGGGTACGTTTGCCCGTCCCGCGAATGGTTTCCATCAGAGTGCCGGAAATGGTCATCGCCTCCTCGCGGGTCAGCGCGGAATCACCAGCATCAGAGCGTTGTTTTCTCGGCTTCTGCAGGCGGACGGCATTCAGTTTTTTGAGCAATGTCGCACGTGACATACACAATTCCTCGCAGGCGGCCTGATACACCGCTTCTTTGTTGCCATGACCGGCAGCACTGGCCGCTTCGGCAATGGCGACGAGTCGCTGAGTAAGGACTGGATTCATCACTGCCCCCTCAGATACTGGTCGTGGACTCAGTATTTTTGCGTAACGCCGCCGCCCGAATAATCTGGTCGATGCGTTCCCATTCTTCGGATGTCAACGTGGGAAAACTAATTTGGACGATTTGTTTGATTGCCAGCTCGTTCAGTCTTTCACCACCACTTTTAATCCGCTCGATGATCTGCAGGTTGTTAGCTACAGTCTTGTCTTCTCGTCTGACCTGCTCGGCAAAGATCTGGTTAGTTGCCTCAATCTGAGCCCACCTTTCATCCAGAACGCGCTCCTGATGCCCACGCTGGATCTGGCGAATTTTTCCCTTCAGCAGACGTTCCATCGCCGCCATGAAGGGTCTGGTATCTTCAGCAGTTACGATCAGCTGCAGCTGGCTGTCGCGAGTGGTGATGGTGAAACCGTTGGCCATATCGGGTACATGGCGGCACAGGGCAGCGCCCAGCGCTTCAGGTGAATCAATAACATCCGTCGTTTTACGCATTGTTTTCATCCTCTTGCTGTGCTTCTTTTACCCAGTCCGGTATCACGCTGGTCTCGCGGGCTTCCGGCAGGCTGAATTCCTGACGCAGCTCTTCAAACTGCGCCTGAAGGTCATCAAGCAGGCCCGCCATCATGCCGGTATGGTTGATGCCGGTGCGTTCGGTGTGCTCGGTCAGCGCGTTGAAACCGCTTTTAAGGTCAAAGAATGCGCTGAGAACCCCGCTTTTAAAGCCAGTGACTTCCGTCTCAAGCGCCACGCCTTCTTCGTCCGGTGTTTCAGTGGTGGTGCGGCGAACCAGGCGGGATTTCAGCTCCTCTTTTTCATTGCGCATCGTGCCGAGTTCTTCTTTTTTCTCGGCCAGCATCTGGCGACTGATTTCAAGGTCGGTCTTCAGCTCTTCCTTCTCGCGGGCATGTTTGGAAATCATCTCTTCGGCCAGCTCAAGCAGCGCGGTTTTGTCGCCTTCTTTGGCCACTTCGATCAGGGCGCTTTTCTGGTCTTCCGGCAGGCGACGGAACTGGCGCAGCTCGCGGTAGCCGATGCCCATGCGGGACATGGATTCCAGGGCTTCTTCGCCGAAGGCGGTAAGATTGGCAATATCTCTGTCTACTTGATCAACAGACCTGCCCAGCAAGCCGCAAAACTCTTCCCAAGTTCCAGATAGTTTTTCCGCACCGTGCGGATTTTTTGCATCCTTTAAATTCCGGTACAGCTTGTTTTCCTTAACAAAAGCCAGTTTAGAAGTCCGCACCGTGCGGGAAAAATCTTCGAAAGCACCCGCCATCTGAGCCTGACCCAGTAGCTGGTTCAGCAGGTCACGTTCGTCATTCATCTGGCTGCTGACCGTGGCTATCAGGTTCTGGGTGGCCTCAAGTTCTGGATTTAACGCGACGTCCGGTATTAGTTCAGCAGGTTGCGATTTGGTACGTGCCATTTGTGTCTTTCCTTAATTAGTGGCTACCAGAGACGATGCGCTGGTTCATCTCATCAATGCGGCCCTGAGCGCGAGCCATTTCATTGCTGTGAGCAAGGGCAATTTGCAGAAGCTGAACGCTCAGAGCGAAACGACCATTGTCCAGCTTCTGGGCCAATCCTTCTTCAATAAGGGTATTGAGGGCGCGGTTGATATTGGCCGGTGATTCGTCCAGTGCTTTAGCAAGCTCGCTGTTGGAGCGGCCTGTTAGTGAGGCACCTTTAAGCGCCTTGAGCACCCGCAGGATGCGACCACCGGATGTGGATGTGATTACCTTGTTCATGTCACATACCTCTTTTCTATATACGAAACACTGTTACACTTATTGCAGGTATTTCAGGCTGCAACGTTGCCGGATTTGAGGCCCAACTTGACGGCGATCTCGTGCGATTTACCGTAGTTGGCTTTGGTCTGGCCGTTGAGAACCCTGTAGACCTCGTTCCGGGAGTAGCCATGCTCTTCAGCCCACTGGGTGAAAGTGACCCCTCGCTGGCGAAAGAGTGCTTTGACTTGTTCTGCAGTCATCGTTGTCCCCTTTATTGATGCAATGATGTTTGCCTTATGTGTGTTAGATTATTGCTCATTATTTTGAGCATATCAATGTCGAGATTCATTTTTATGAGCATTTCTGTGGGTGAGAGAGTGATTTCTATTCGAAAACAAGCTGGATTAAACCAGCGTGATTTTGCCGCTCGCCTGGGGATATCCAATGGAGGCATTAGCCAAATTGAAAATGGTAAAGCTATGCCTGGCGGAGATTTCCTCCTACGGATACATCAGGAGTTCGGCGTTGATATAACATGGTTGCTCACAGGAGTGAGCAATGATCATTCTGTAAAGGAGGTGCAGGTGATGTCTCCAGAAAAAAAAGAGTTACTGGATGCATTCGATGGGATGACACCAGAGCAACGGAGGGCGATTCTTGAGGTCGGTAAAGGGCTTGCACATCCAAAACCAAGCAAGTTCGCAAGCTAGTAATGAGAGTTTGGGAAAAGTAATGTGGTGAGCATTGCTGACTATCTGAAAAATAAAACGTCACCCGATAGTAATAATTGAGCGACGGGGATGTCTTTGGGGCTGATTTGCCCCACTAGCACAGCAAAGTAAGGAATAAATATGCGTTATCTCTGGGGTAGTGCAGTTGCTTTGGTTTTAGTGACTGGGTGTTCAACAAAGAATTATGGTCGACAAGGTGAACTTACTCAGTATGAGAAGGAGACTATGTCTTGCCGTGAAATAGAGTTAGAGGAAGCCAAAGTTCATGGTTTTCTGCAACATGTTGATAAAGAAAGTCAGTTCGATGGTCGTTCAGTTCTTTCCTTTTTGGGTGATTTTGGCATCGGCAATACTATGGAAAAAAATAGTGCTCTTGAGAGTGCAAACACCCGACTGTCACAACTGCAACTACTTAGGGTAAAAAATGGCTGTACTCCAGGTGTGTCCAAAACGCCCTCAAACACATAGAACGCAGAGTAATTGAACTAGGGTCAGAATGGCCGATATCGGCCATTCTCTTCAGGATATGATTAGAAATTGCAGATAATTAGCTCTCGCTTGAGTTCAGCTTTACCCGTTGTCTGCAGGTTGTAGCGGATATCGACCGTCTGAAGCCGCAGCCCGGCAAAGGTTTCCCTCATTTCCTCGATATCGTTCACCGAAATAACCATTTTCCCGCTGATGGTTCGTGCCAGTTCCGCCATGCGCACATATTCATCTAGCCCAAATTCAACCCCATACCCCTCCGTTTTCAGGTACGGCGGATCACAGTAAAAAAGCGTATGGGGACGGTCATACCGCTTAATGCAGGCAGCCCAGTCCAGATGCTCAATCGTGGTTCTGGAAAGTCGCAGGTGAGCAAGCGACAGTTCCTCTTCGATGCGTAGCAGATTAAGGCGTGGTGCGCTGGTGGTAGTGGTGCCAAAGGTATGATCGGCCACCTTACCGCCAAAAGCCTGTTTCTGCAGGTAGAAGAAGCGGGCCGCCCGTTGAATGTCGGTCAGTGTTTCTTCCGGGGTATCCTTCATCCATCGGTATATCTGGCGACTGACCAGCGCCCATCTGAACTGCCGGACAAACTCATCAAGGTGATGCTTGATCACACGGTAGAGATTGATCAGCTCGCCGTGAATATCATTGATGACCTCAACCTTGCTGGGCTCTTTCATGAAGTACAGCGCCGCTGCGCCACAGAACGGCTCCACGTAGCAGGTGTGTGACGGAAATAACGGAAGAATGTGTCTGGCCAGGCGGCGTTTACCCCCCATCCACGGTAATACTGGCAAAAACTGAGATTTCATATTCTGTAAGCCTTTTTCATTGAATGAAAATGCAGTAGGCTGAATCTGTCTCGCGAGACGGACTGAGCCATGATGTGACTCACAGGTACATGCTGTGTGTTACTGGCCTGCAGGATGTTTGCGCATCCTGCAGGCCGCTCTTTCTAAAGAGTGCCAATATTTTTTCTTAAACACACAGCAAGAGTCATCTGCCCTTGGGCGGAATACGTTGGGGAGCTGTTAGATGAATGAAAAGGTAGATATACAGGAAGCCTTTGATGCTTTAACAAACAGAGTTTGTGCTCTTGAAGCTGAGCTATTTGCAGTCAGAGCCAGAGACGAGGTGTTGCATGGCTTTCTGACTTGTCAACTGATAGCCCATCCATCACCAGAGAAAATAGAGCGGCTGTGGGAGCACTTTGTAAGTGATGGTCTTGAACAACAGATGATTGCACGTTACGAAAAAAGTGATGCTTTCAAACGTGAGGATATAGTCAAGGCTTTCAAAAAATCCCTAAAGGGAGCCGTTGAGCAGTGGAGCGAACAAGCTAAGGCCGCTAGAGAGCTTAAAGAAGACCAATAGAGGCGTGTTATCAGCTCGGAGTGACAAACAATACCTGATAGGGGAAATTTAAAATGAATGATAAATCAAAACAAAAACCATCTAATGGCAGGCCTCAAAGACCCTCCGGCCCAATAACAGAAAGCCATAAGGACAAGCGACCAACTGACTTTGGCGATATCCGTGATGGTATTGTAATATCGAACACATTCGCTCCACCGGACCCACTTCCAACAAAAGGGGATAAAAATGGAGGAAGCACAAGATAACATCACCAAAAAATGGCATCACTTGCTGTTTGATATCCGTCGTTCTGTAAGATATCACAACCGTCGTCGGGCGTTTTACGACAGGTTAGATCAAGTCAGCAATATGTTATCCGTGATGCTGGGTTCAACAGCCATTTACGGGGTACTCGAACAATCGTGGAAAACCGTGGCACTTGTTGCCCTTGGGTTGGTGACTGGTCTATCAGCTATTAATCTGGTGTTGGGGTCTTCTCAGAGGGCTCGACTTCACTTCGATCTGGCACGTCAATTTGTAGAGATCGAGAAGGCGATGATGAAAACCGAACCCTCGGAGGAAAACATTGCTGAATTCACAGATAAGCGCCTGACCATCGAAATGGATGAGCCACCGGTTCTCCGCGTGTTGGATGCGTTGTGTTATAACGAGCAGCTTCGTGCAATGAACTATCCGAAATCAGAAATGGTAAACATCGGCTGGTTCCAGCGTAAGATGGCTCCTTTTATTGACGTTCACAGCGATCAACTGAAGAAAATAGGTAATACACCTCAACAACAGAATTAACCTTCAGGAAGCCCGATATCTGTCGGGCTTTTTTCTGCCCGGGGGCAAATTACTCTGCACCCCATTCTGACACACACTATCTCCTGATCTATTTAGTGTATGGGTCCACCACATATTGCAATTTTTACTCTCACGTAAAATATAGTCCACTGGCGTCATCAGTTCGAGTGATTTATGTGGCCTTTTGCTGTTATACAGCACCAGATATTCAGCCATTCTTTGATTAAACAAATTCAGGTCCTCAAAAAGCAACAATTCATTGAATTCAATAAATTGTTCTCTAAGTGTCCGGTTAAATCGCTCACAGGTCGCATTCATTTTCGGTGTGTACGGATAGGTCCAGATGTGTTTAATCGAGGCTTCCTGTAGCGTTTTATCAAAGTTACCGAGGAACTCCTTACCGTTGTCAGTGACAACTTGTCTGATAGCGACAGGAAAGAGCTTTGTGGCCTTGCTGAAGAAATGGCTGGTAATATCGCTGTTGAGTGAAGGGACCGCCAGGGCCAGCGCATAGTCGCTGTGCTCGTCGATCATGGTAATGATATAGCGGCGTAGGTCCCCCATCCTGAGTTCAATCGCGTCCATCCCTATGAGTTCGCCTGTTTTTACCGGGCGGTATTGTTTTGGTCTTCTGGGCTTCACTGAGCGTTTTTTTATCAACCGGGCTTTGCCCCTGGCGCTGAGGCGTACGGGGATCATCCGCATTTTATCGTGAGCACCAGCAATGATTCTTCCAATGGTTGACGTGCTGGGACAGGTAAAATGCCGCGCTTCACACCATGGTTTCAGCCTGACAAAAATCTGCTCTTTGCCGAGATTGGGTAACTCAGTTCTCAGACGCCTGATCTCCTTGAGTACATCAGGATGCCAGTGCCTTGAACGGCGAACCAGAGGGGCTTTGCTTCTTGGAATTAGTGCTTCTGGACCACCGGTGCGCAGTAACCGGCGCCACCAGTAGAGTGTTCGCGTTGATACGTCAAAAGCATCAGCTGCGGCACGGATCCCGTGCTTATCCCAGAAGTTCAGAGCCTTCATTCTTAACTTCGCAATCTCGGGCATAAGAGAGTGTTTCATCGCATAAGCAGTTGCTCGGTAATACCCAAAATAGCCGACACCGATATGCTGCATCAACATCTGGCAATCCCTCCTTTAGTGTTCTGAGGCAATTGCAATATCTGTGTGAACTTACACATTTAGCCCACGGGCACATTCATCTTCAGGAGTCACCTCATGTCGTTACTTCACAAGGTCCGTCACCAGCGGCTGCGCAACTGGATCATCCTTGCCGTTGCGCTGCTGGCCGCTATCGCCCTCATTTCGCCCGAACAGCTCGGCGTCACGCTGTACAAACTGTCTCTGGTTTCCATCGCTGCCATTCTCGGCTACCACCTTGATCGGGCTCTGTTCCCATATGCCAGCCCGGGTGGGTACCTGGCTAACGACTGGAAAAAGCAAAACACTAGGCAAGTTAGCAAGTTCAGTGGTGTTGAGTATTTCAGTGGACCTGAATATCCCGTCGCAAAAGGCTATGAGCTGATCTTCGCTGTGGTACTGATTCGCCGGGCGCTAATTGTCGCGGCGATCTGCCTCGGCGTGACAATGGGGCTCTGACGATGATCCGACTCGCGCTGTCCCTCATCCTGCTTTGCCTGCTGAGTGGTTGTCACCCGGTCTTTGCGGCCAGCATTCCGGTTGAGGCCCGGCAATACCAGCGCGAGCTGACCCGTAATGCGCGCGTTGTCTGGGGGCTTAATGCCCCTGTATCCACCTTTGCCGCCCAAATCCATCAGGAATCACAGTGGAACGCCCGCGCCCGTTCTCCGGTCGGAGCGCAGGGGCTGGCACAGTTTATGCCTGCCACCGCCAGCTGGATTGCCGGTATTTACCCCGACCAGTTGAAAGACCATCAGCCATACAACCCGTCGTGGGCCATGCGGGCGTTGGTGCGGTACAACCGCTGGCACTGGCAGCGTATCCCGGGTACCGCCAGCGACTGTGACCGCATGGCTTTTGCGCTGTCGGCCTATAACGGCGGTCTGGGCTGGGTCCAGAAAGACCGGAAGCTGGCCACCAGTCGCGGGCTGGATGCCAGTCGTTACTGGAACCAGGTCGAAAAGGTGAATGCGGGCCGGAGCGCAGCCAACTTTCGCGAGAACCGGGGCTATCCCCTGAAAATCATCTACACCTGGCAACCGCGCTATCTGGCGGCGGGCTGGGGACCGGGAGAGTGCCATGACGTCGACTGAGTGGCTGAAAGTGATCGCCCGTTATCTGTTGTGGGCAGCGCTGATACTGGGATCGGTCTGGTTTATCTGGCATCAGGGATACGAACGCGGGGAAGCGGATGTGCGAATTGAGGTTGCGAATCAGAAGACTCAGCAGGCCGCCGACTCCCTGAATCAGTTTATCGACGGGGCCAGGCAACTGACTGCGCAGGCGAATCAGGCCAGCAGCTTACTGGCACAACAAATTAACGCCCGCCAGCAGGCGGATGAAAAATCCACGGAGGCCATTCGTGAGGCTCTCAAAAAGAACGCTGCCAGCCGTGCTGGTTGCAGGTTTGATGCTGACGTCATGCAGGAACTCGCCGGAGCCCGTGAGAGAGCAGCAACAGCCGCTTCCTCGGGTCTTACCCGCGAGGATGACCGTACCATGTCCTCGTCCGGTGTTTCCGGCAAGTAGCAGCATGGACGATCTCGCGGTGGCTCAGAAGCAGTTATATGACCAGTACGGCCTGTGCGCCGGTCAACTGGTTGAAGTCATCAAGTGTGCCCAGGAGGGTAACTGTGGGAATAAATGAACTGAGATTCGACTGGGCATTTTTGCAATGGGCAGTGATGGCGGTGGTCGGTGTCTATACCTGGCTGATTGGTCGCCAGTCCGCCAGTCAGAAGGAATTGCTGGAGCTGCGCACCCGCATCACCACCGTTGAGGCGCAGATTAAATCGGTGCCAACGCAGTCGCAAATCACCGAACTCATCGCAAAACTGAGCCGTACTGAAGCCCAGATGCACGGGATGCAGGAGCAGATAGCGGCCACCTATCGTCGTACTGAGAATATTGAAGCCTATCTGCTGCAGAAGAAATAACGGAGGACCCATGAACTTTGCCAGTTTTTTGCGTGAGGACCAGCGCCTCGTCATGCTGCGTTTTTTATCCGAAATGCCGAGCTATAGCTCCAACAGTTCAGTCATTTACCAGGCACTGACCCGCTATGGCCACGCCCCCAGCCGCGATCAGATTAAATCAGAGCTGCGCTGGCTTGAAGAGCAGGGTCTGGTGACAGTTGAAGATATCGGGACGGTGCTGGTTGCCCGCCTGACCGAACGCGGCGCTGATGTGGCTGCGGGTCGGGCGATTGTGCCTGGCGTGAAGCGTCCCGGCGCGGGGGGCTGATATGGGAAGAAAGTCCACGATTCACCGTCTGGAGCCTGACGTCCGCGCCCATATCGAGCGCCGTCTGCGGGAAGACCGTATGACGCTGGATGAGCTGCTGGCCGATATCAACGAACACTTCCCGGGCGAGGACGCACCCAGCCGCAGTGCGCTGGGTCGCTACAAACAGAACTTTGGCCAGCTGGTTGAGAGGATGCGCCAGCAGGACCAGATGGCCCGCCTGCTGGTCAGTGAGCTGGGTGAGAACCCAGACGAACGCGCCGGTGCCCTGATGGTTCAGGCCGTCACCACGCTCACCACCCACGCCGCCTTTAACGCTCAGCAGGAAGAAGATCCGGATATCGACACGGTGCGCCATCTCGCCCGGGCAGCAAAAGACGTTCTGCAGTCGCGTAAGGCCAGCCTCGATGAGCGCCGCGAGATTGAGCGTGCCGCCCGTGAGCGGCTGCTGCGCGAGCAGGAAGAGAACCTGAAAGAGACGGCCAGAGCGCAGGGGTTAAGCGAAGACCAGGTGCAGTTCTGGCGTGAGCGCGTGCTGGGGATCAAGTGATGAAACCATTAACGTCCACCATCCGTACCGTCGAATGGGACGAACTTCCGGCGCGGGCCAGGGAAATCCCGTTCGGCTTCAACCCGTTTGCCGACGGCGTGCTGATGGCCCACCAGGTCGAATGCCTTAAGTATGACGTCTCTATTCTGGCTATCCCGAAGGGGCGGCGTACCGGTATCACCTTTGCCTGGGGGCTTAACTCGACCCTGATAGCCGGGGCGCAGAAAGCCGCTGGCGGCGACAACGTCTACTACATCGGTGATACCAAAGAGAAAGGGCTGGAATTCATCGGCTACGTGGCCAAGTTCGCCCGCGTCATCGCAGCACAGCAGGCACAGGACGTCTCTGCCATCGAGGAGTTTCTCTTCGAGGACCAGGACGAACAGGGCAACACCCGGATGATTGCGGCCTATCGGGTCCGCTTTGCCAGCGGGTTCCAGGTTGCTGCGCTCTCGTCCAGGCCAGCCAACATCCGTGGTCTGCAGGGCGTGGTGGTTATCGACGAAGCGGCATTCCACCAGGATGTACAGGGCGTACTGGATGCAGCGACGGCACTGCTTATCTGGGGCGGGCGTATCGTTATCATCAGTTCCCATAACGGCAAGAACAACCCGTTCTGTCAGTTCTGTAACGATATTGAAGCGGGCCGCTATGGCAATGACGCCGCCGTATTTACCGTGACCTTTGATGATGCTGTCGCCAATGGCCTTTTTGAGCGGGTCTGCGCGATGAAAGGCGAAGCGGCAACCGTCGAAGGGAAAAAGACCTGGTATAACCGCATCCGTAACGCCTATGGCCCGCGTAAAGCGGCGATGCGCGAGGAGCTGGACGCCATACCGCGTGACGGTAACGGTATCTGTATTCCCGGTGTCTGGATCGAGCGGGCCATGCCGGAGGAACGGCCAGTCATACGTCTCGCGCTTGATGATGACTTTATCCATATGACCGAGGCAGAGCGCGCGTCATGGGGTAATGACTGGATTGACAGGGAGCTGCGCCCGGTGATGGCAGAGACTCTGAACCCGGAGCTGCGTCACGTGTTTGGTATGGACTTCGCCCGCCACCGTCACTTTTCCTCCATCGTACCGATGGCCATCATGCAGAACCTGTGCCGCGATGTCCCGTTCCTGCTGGAGCTGAACAACGTGCCCTCAGCGCTGCAGCAGCAGATTTTGTTCTGGATCATCGAGCATCTTCCCCGCCAGTCAGGCGGCGCGATGGATGCCACCGGGCCGGGGATGGTACTGGCCGAGTATACCGCCGACCGCTATGGTCGCCCGCGTATCGCCGAAATTACCCTGAACCGCAAGTGGTATGGCTTCTGGATGCCGAAATTCACCGGCCTGTTTGAGGACAGCATGATCATCCTGCCACGCGATGAGAACACCGCACAGGACCTGCGGGCCGTGGAAAACATAGATGGCGTGCCAATGGTCGCCAGTCTGGAGAAAAAAGACCTCAAAGACCCCGAACTGGTGCGTCACGGCGATACGGCCATTGCCGGTTGTCTGGCGAACTATGCCGCCCTGAATCTGGCCACTGAGATAGCGTTTGAGTCCACCGGTGAGCGCGATATTTTCCGCGTGCTGTCAGGCTTCGGCGACAGCAGCAGCGCCGGTGAATTCACAGACACCGGGTTCGGTACCGTGCGTGGCATTAATGACTTTGGAGGATACCTGTGAGTCGCAAAAAACAAAAAAGACAGATGCCATCAAAACCCTCATCCACACCGCGTCCTGAACTGGGGCGCGAGTTTGCCTCGACCGGTGACGGGCGCGATATCACCCGCCCGTGGATTGGTGCGCTGGCATTATCCGATGACAGCGTTCTGCAGCATCGCGGCGCACCTGACCTGAAGATTTACCGCGAGGTACTGAGTGACGATGAGGTCAAGTCAGCCTTCAGCCAGCGGCAGGATGCGCTGATATCCCGTGAGATTAAGGTCGAGGCCGGAGGCGAGCGCCCGGTGGATATCGAGGCCGCAGACGCCATGCGCCAGCAGATAGACGCGCTGGGCTTCGACCGCATCACCCGCCTGATGCACTATGGCGTGTTCTATGGCTATGCGGTGTCAGAGCTGATTTATGGTGTCCGGGATAATTTACTGTGGATTGACGACATTAAGGTCCGCGACCGTCGCCGCTTCCGTTTCAGCCCGAAAGGCGAACTGCGCCTGCTGACCCCACAGAATATGATGGCCGGTGAGCCCTGCGAGGGGCCGTATTTCTGGTCATTTTCCACCGGCGCAGATCATGACGATGAGCCCTATGGTCTGGGACTGGCGCACTGGCTGTACTGGCCGACGTTCTTCAAGCGCAACGATATCAAGTTCTGGCTGATTTTCCTGGACAAGTTCGGGATGCCAACCGTCGCCGGGAAACACCCCGAAGGAGCGACTCAGGAGCAGAAACGTAACCTGCTGGCGCTGACCCGGGCCATTTCGACCGACAGCGGCGTCATTATGCCCGAGGGGATGAGCGTCGAACTGATGTCTGCTGCCCGTTCCGGTGCCGCTGACTATCAGGCGATGTACAACGCGATGAATGAGGCCATCCGCCGCGTGACGGTGGGTCAGATATCCAGCTCAGGTGGCGCGGCAAAAGGTATCGGTGGCAACGAGTCCCTGCAGGACAAGGTGCTGGATTCCATCGTCAAGGCTGATGCAGATGTTATCTGCGAGTCATGGAATCGTGGCCCGGGGAAATGGTTTACCGAGTTTAATTTCCCCGATGCCGCAGTGCCGGTGGTGTCCCGCGTCTTTGAAGAGGCGGAAGACCTGAAAGACCGGGCTGAGCGCGACAAAACCATCAGCGAGACCACCGGCTATCGTCCGACGCTGGCCACCATTAAAGAGACCTATGGTGGCGAGTGGGAGCCGAAGCCTGAACCGGTATCCGTTCCCCGTGGCGCGGCACCATCGTCATTTGCGGAGCATGACCCGGACCATAATGATACGTCCACACTGATGGCCGGTCGCCTAAACACCGAACTGCGCCCGGTCATGGACGGCTGGATCAATCAGATAAAAGCGCTGGTTGACTCAGTTGAGACCGCCGACGAGCTGCGTGACGGCCTGACGGCGCTGATACCTGATATGTCGCTTGATGACTATGCCCGTATTCTGGGCGAAGCCATGTCCGCCGCTGCCCTGGCAGGACGTAACGATCTGCTGGAGGAAATGAATGGCCGGTAACGTCAGCTATGGCTCGCTGCCGTTCAGCGAGCAGATCGCCTTCTTCCGTCGCAAGTTCAATACAAAGACCGATGCCTGGACAGACGTCTATGGCTCCGCGCATGACAATGAGTTTATGGTTGCCGGAGCCAACCGGGATGCACTGCTGGCAGACCTGCGTACCGCTGTCGAGAAAAGTCTTGACGGTGGTACGCTGGAAACCTTCCGCAAGGACTTTGCGGCCATCGTTGCCCGTTATGGCTGGAGTTATAACGGCGGCTTTGAGTGGCGCTCCCGCACTATTTACGAAACGAACCTGCGCAGCGCTTACATGGCCGGGCGCTACCAGCAGCTGATGGACATGCGCGACACCCATCCGTACTGGGAGTATGTCCACAGCGATGCAGTGGAGCATCCCCGCCAGGAGCATCTGGGCTGGAACGGTATGGTGCTGCGGGCGGATGATCCGTGGTGGATTTACCATTTCCCGATCAATGCCTGGGGCTGTCAGTGCAGTGTGATTGCCCGCACCGAAGACGACCTGCGACGCATGGGCAAAGATGGCCCGGATACTGCGCCCCCGATTAAATTCATGGCCCGCGTGATTGGTCAGCGCAGCCCGGGTGGCCCGAGGACCGTTATTGTGCCGGAGGGGATTGACCCGGGCTTTGAGCATACCCCGGGTCGCAGCCGGTATTTCAGCGAGGTGCCACCGCCCAGGAGTGGCAGTCCGGTCGGCGACGGACCGTTCACCCCTGTGGCGGAAGCGCCAGCCGCAGCGGCACCGCTGCCAGCGCCCCGTCCGGCTCCGGTGCCTGAAGGCGATACTGACGCGGTGGACGCTTTCCTGCAGCTGTTCGGCGCGACCGCTGATCGTGATGCGGCGTTCCGGGACCCGACGGGCCAGCGCGTTGCCATTGGCAGCGACATGTTCGCATCGCCGAACGGTCAGGGCCAGATACCGCTGACGCTGGCGCAGGCACTTCAGCTGGCCGAGGCTGTCCGTCATCCCGATGAAATATGGGCGCAGATTGTCTGGTTGCCGGAAGAACAGCAGTCGTTGGTGAGGCGCTATTACCTGGCACGCCTGCAGCAGGAAGGTGAAGCGGACCCGCTGTCGGTCGTGTTCGCGACCGGGCGCGATGGCTGGGCCGGGAATATTTCAACTGACGATACGCTGCTGCAGTCGCTGCGACAGGGTATGAGCCTGTGGTCGCGGGAGGACTGACGATGTCGGGTGTGACGCTGACGTTTAATGCTCAGGATGCGCTGAGCAAACTGTGGGATGCCCGGGAGGAAATGATGCGCCCGGAACCGCTGCTCCGTTCTATGGGGGAGCGCTTGCTGGAATTTCATCAGCAGCGTTTTCGTGATCAAACGTCACCTGACGGGGTGAAGTGGAAAGAGCTGTCCTGGCGTTACAAGCAACGTAAGCGAAAAAACCGGGAGCAGATACTGACCCGTGATGGCTATCTGCGAAACACCCTGCGCTGGCAGGTGAATGCGGATGAACTGTTGTTCGGCACTGACCGGGTCTACGGTGCTATCCATCAGTTCGGCGGAACCATCGAAATCGCCGCACGTAGTCAGCAGGCGTATTACCGCCAGAAAAAAGACGGCGAGATCGACAATCAGTTTGTTCGTAAGAACAAATCGAACTTTGCACAGTGGCACACCATCCCGGCGTATAAAATCTCCATACCTGCACGTCCGTGGCTGGGAGTCTCAAAAGCACAGGGGACAACGCTTATCGATATGGCGAAAAACTACCTGCAGGGGGCGTTTAACTGACGTCGCCGTCAGACGCCCTGTAACGCGTTCTGGTGGTCGCCTGGCTACGATGACGCAACCCAGGCTGGCGACCCGTATTATAATACGTTTTAATACGGTTCCCGGCCCTTTTCCTCCCCCGCACTGGCCATCAGTTTTACCTTCCGTCCCGTTTTTATCTGTCCGTGGGCAGATTACCCCCTGAGCACGTTTCGTCATGATGTCGCCATAACCCCTGACAACCAGAATGACGACAGCCATGACGACGAGCACAGCTAAAGCAACACTTGCGGTTTTTGCCCCCGGCACCCACACCGCGATGGATGGACGGACCATCACGTTCACCCCTGAAGACTGCATTGATCTGGCCAACAGCTACGACCCTTCAGTATCGGAAGCACCGTTTGTCATCGGACACCCGAGCCTGACCGCTCCGGCGTATGGCTGGGCGGAACGCCTCGAGTACCGTGACGGCATCGTCTATGCCGCGCCGCGTCAGGTGAATCCGGCCTTTGCGGAAGCCTTCAACGCGGGCAGCTACAAAAAACGCTCCCTCTCTATTTATCAGCCTGACAGCCCCGGCAACCCGAAACCCGGTCATTTCTATGCCCGCCACGTGGGTTTTCTGGGGGCCGTCCCTCCTGGCGTCAAAGGGCTCCCTGATGCGCAGTTCGCAGAGGCCAGCGGCGATAACGGCCCGCTGGAGTTCGCGTTGCCGTGGGAAGCCGACAATCTGGCCAGCCTCTTTCAGTCGATTCGTGACTGGGTGATTCAGGAAACAACTATCGAGCAGGCCGATTCCATCATTCCTCAGTGGCGTATCCAGTCGATTCTGGACTCGGCCACAGATGAACGTAAGTCAATCTCACCACTGGCATATGCCGAGGAGACCAATGTGGACCCGAACAAAAAGACCCCCAGTACGGCGACGGATTTCGCCGAGCGTGAAGCCGCGCTGGCAGCACGTGAAGCCAAACTGGCTGCAGACGAGGAAGTTGCCCGTACCAGACAACTGGAGGAAAAACGCACTGCCACCGTGGCGTTTTCCGATGGTCTGGTTAAGGGCGGTAGCATTCTTCCGCGCCAGAAAACAGCCATTGTCGAAGTGCTGATGAACCTGTCCCAGGAGCCGCTCTCTTTCTCTGAAGGGGAGACGACTATCAGTCAGTCGCCGGAGGCACTGCTACGCGAGATCCTCAGCACTAAACCTGCCGTCGTGAATTTCAGCGAAAAAACCGGCACGGCTGATGATCCTGTCGATTTCGCCGATGCCTCCGCGCTGGCCACTGCCGCACAGAACTATCAGGCAGAGCAGGCTAAACAGGGTCGCACCATCTCCATGACGGACGCCGTTAACCACGTGAAGAAAGGAGCCCAGCAATGAATATTCCGGGTCTGATCACCTGCCATAAGGCAGAAGTGGCACTGGCTGCGCGTCGTATGGTCACGCATGGCACGGTGCCGGACGAAATCACTCTGGCCGTCGATGGCAGCAAGCTGATTATCGGTGTCACCACCCTCGTTGCTGCCAGCGTCGGGGAACCCGCTGATGTGGTTCGCAGCCAGCTGACGCCGGTCATCTATGGTGGTGATGTTGTCGCCGGTGACCCGCTGACGGCTGATGTTGACGGTCGTGCAATTCCAGCTACAGCGGGTCAGTTCTATCTCGGCTTTGCAGAGTATGACGGTGCCGAAGATGATCTCGGCTCTGTCTGGATTGCTCCAGGCAAACTTCCGGCCGCCAGTGGCGGTTGACAGCTAAACCGGCAGCAGCATCAGGAGAATAATATGTCGCGCATTGTACTGACCCTCGACCAGATACGGAGTCTTGCTTCCTTTGCTGAGGGAGAAGGTCAACCCGCTTACATCATCACCGAGGGAAGCATCCCGGCTTTTGAGGCTGACGATGGTTCGGTGGTTCCCGAATATACCGGCCTGATTGTTTATTCCGAATCAGAGCAAAGCGGCGTACTGCAGTTAGCTGACCAGTAACCGGCCATTTAACGTTTATGGCCGGTTTATCCGGCCCTTTTCAGGAGTTCAAGAGTATGTCCAAAGCACCGTTTCCCATTGACCCCCACCTGACGGCGATTGCCATCGGGTACCGTAACCTCTCCCTGATTGCCGACAGCGTGTTACCGCGCGTGCCGGTGGGGAAAGCCGAGTTTAAATGGTGGAAGTTCGATCTCGGTCAGGGCTTCACCGTACCGACCACCACAGTCGGACGGACGTCACAACCCAATCAGATTGAGTTTGATGCAGAGGATGAGACCTCCTCGACCAACGATTACGCCCTTGATGCACCGGTTCCGCAGTCCGATATCGACAATGCTCCGGCCAATTACGATCCGCTGGGCCGTGCAACCGAGCGCGTGTCCGATATCATCATGCTCGACCGCGAAGTTCGCACCAGTAAAGAGGTGTTTAACGCGGCCAATTACCCTGTGGGTAATAAAGAAAACCTGGCTGCTACTGACCAGTGGGACAACGACGCGAGCAAACCGATTAAGAAAATTGTCACTGCGCTCGACAAGATGATCATGCGCCCGAACGTGGCAGTACTGGGACGCTCTACGGCAACAGCCCTGCGTCAGAACCCGTCGGTCGTGAAAGCCTATAACGGCACACTGGGTGAAGATGGCCTGGTACCGCTGGACTTCCTTCGCGGCCTGCTGGAGCTCGACGAAATCGTCGTCGGTTCGGCGTTCGTCAATATCGCCCGTCCGGGCCAGAAGCCGGTACTGGTGCGAGCCTGGGCCAACCATGCCGCCTTTATCTACCGTAATCTGCTGGCTGATACCCAGGGTGGCGTGACCTTCGGCTTTACCGCGCAGTTTGGCTCGCGTGTCTCCGGCTCCATTCCTGATCCGGACATGGGGATGCGCGGTGGCCAACGCGTCCGTGTCGGTGAGTCCGTGCGCGAGCTGATTGTTGCTCAGGACTGTGGCTACTTCTTCCAGAATGCCGTATCGGCATAAGCGGAGGCGAGTGATGGCCGTGACCTGGTATATCTCCCTTGCTGAACTGGCTGATCGCCCGGGTGCGGTCGAACTGTCCCAGGTGACTCAGCTTCCGGGCAAGCCTCCGGCCCGACCGGAGCTGCTGGATGCGGTGTTGCGTGGGGAAGAGACCACGTCATGGCCTCCTGCTGAAGTGGCGGTGGCACTTGAGGTGGTGGAGCGCATTGGCGGTGCGGTGGAAGAAGCCCAGAACCTGATTGACGGTTATCTCCGCCAGCGCGGTTACACCCTGCCGCTGGTAAAGGTCCATCCGATCCTGAGCAGCTGGGGCCGCTCCGTTGTGCGCTACAAGCTGCATCAGCATCGTATTTCTGATGAACGGACAGACCCGATTGTCCGTGATTACCGCGATGCGATGAAGTTGATGGAGCAGCTGGCTAACGGCAAATTCAGCCTCGGCGCGACCGATACGCAGAAACCCGCTGGCGGTCCGCCGATGGTGGATGGCCCCGGTCGCACGTTCAGCATGGACTCACTGAGGGATTACGGAAAATGAGCAGCGAACCGTTTTCCATCAGTCTGATCGTCGAGCGCCTGCAGCCACTGACGCCGTCCCCGCTGAGTTTCCTCGGCACCATCGTCGAATACAGCCAGGTGACGGAGTTATCCGGTTTTGCGGTCCCCGGGGCGTATGTGCTGATGGGACCTGAGCGCGGTGTTCCGGGGAACGGGAGCCGGGCGCAGGTTGCCGAGGCGGTCTTCGGTGTGGCCGTTGCCGTGCGCAACTATGGTCAGGGTGCAGACGGTCTGACCCATGAAATCAGCCCGCTGATAGGCCAGATACGCGACCAGCTGATTGGCTGGGTCCCCGGCAAACTCGCAACCACCGGTATCCAGTGGCTCAAGGGCGACATTCTGGACTATGACGGCGGTACCCTGCTCTGGATGGATACCTTCCAGGTCAATCATGTTATCGGAGGCAGACGATGCCCGACGTAAAACTCCTGCAGCCGCATACCCACCAGGGTAAGCGTTTTGCAGCCGGTGAAACCATCACCGTGACCGAAGCCGAAGAAGTCTGGCTCCGGGACCATCAACTTATCGGGGTTGCCACTCCGGTCGTCAGCGACACTCAGGGCAACCGTGGCAAAAGCAAACAACAGGAGCCGGAAGACAATGGCACAGCTTGAAACCTACTACTACGGCCAGGGGAAAGTGTTTCTGGCCCGTCGTCTGGCTAACGGGAAGCCCGGTGCATTCCGCTGGGTTGGCGATGTATCGGCCTTATCGCTGGCGCTGACGGTTGAGCGTCTTAACCACAAAGAGAGTTATTCCGGACGCCGGGGCACGGTGCGCAGCTTTGTCACCAACCAGGACGGTACGCTGACGTCAACGTGGCACGATCTGGCCCCGGAGAATCTGGCCGTGGTGCTGTACGGTGAGCAGGTTGTGATCCCCGCAGGCACCATCACCGGCGAACTTCTTCCGGCAGGTATTGTGGCGGGTGAACGCTACATTCTGGACCATCAGCGCGTCAGTGACGTGGTTATCGGTACCCTGGTGGAAGGGACCGACTACGAAGTGGATTACACCTACGGGGCGATCACCTTCCTGACCGCTCAGGCAACGGCACCGTCCGTGAATTATAAGTATGCAGGTTCGGTCAACACCACGCTGTTCACGCAGCAGCCGGAAGATTTTTACCTGCGTTTCGAGGGGATCAACCTTGCCGAAGGCGGTGCGGCGAAGATTCTGGAGCTTTACAAAATCTCCTTCTCCCCGGCCTCTGCGCTGGCGCTGATTCAGGGCGACACTTCGCTGGCCGGACTGGAGACCACCTCCACCGTACTGTACGACAATGCCCGCCCGGACGACCCGACCATCGGTCGCTTTGGCCGCGTCATTGATGTTGCGGAGCCTGTCGCATGAGCAAGCAGAAACCCGCCGATACCGAAGACGAGCTGAGCGTGCTGCTCTCGACCCGCAATATCACCATTGCGGGCCGGGGGCTGGTTATCCGCGAATACACCCTGGTGGATATGCTGCAACTGGGCGACAAACTGGATGCGCTCACCCACAGTCTGGCGGAGGTCATGCAGACACCGTGGCCCCTGATTGAAGAGATTGAAGCCGTGCTGCGAAAGCACGCCGGTGATATCCCTGAACTCATCGCCTGTTCTGTGGACCAGCCCGTGCAGTGGGTGGCGTTGCTGCCCGCCGGTGAAGGCCAGAGCCTGATTGACTGGTGGTGGACCCAAAACCGCCGTTTTTTTATGAACGCTGTCGTCCGGCTGGAAACCATCAGGGCAACACGGGCGAAATTGTCGGCTTCGGCAGCATCTTCGCAACCCTCATCCGGGCCGGACACGACCCGGGCAGGCTCGGAACCTACACCCTCCGCCAGCTGACGCTGTATTACAGCGAAGCGCTACGGCAACACCGGCAGGCGTGCATTGACCGCGTGTTTGACGTCAATGCCGCATTTGCCGGTGGCAATACCGCCACTCAGCGGGTGAATGCCCTGAAATCCTGATCGGGGCTTTTTCTTCCTTTATATACAGGTGCGTCATGGCCGATAACTCCACCCTCAATTTAATGCTGAAAATCCGCGCCGACCTCGCGGATGCCAGCCGTGCCCTGCAGGGGCTGGCCGGAGATGTGGAAGACGTTGGCTCTGCAGCAACAACCAGCTCGCAGAAACTCAGTACCACTGCCCGGGCACAGGATAGCGTCGCCGAATCAGCACGTAGCCATGCTCAGGCAGAACAGAGCGCCGCCGCCGCTGCGTCACAGACCGGCGATGCGGCCCAGCAGGCGGCGACAGATTATGCCGGTTATCAGGCAGCTATCGCCCGCACCCGGGCTGAGATGGGCTCGCTCCAGAATGGTATGGACGGCACCACGGCAGATATTGATGCCCAGCGTGCTGCGCTGACCGCCCTGGTCAACCGTATCGATCCGGTCGTCGCCGCCTATGGCCGACTGGATGACATGCAGGAGCAACTGAGTGCATTCCGTGGCGCGGGTCTCGTCGGCGATGATGATTTCGAGCAGTACTCCTCACGCCTGAACGAACTGCGCCTGCAGGTGGAAAAATCCGCTCATGCCGCGACCGATGCCGGGCGCAAGGAAGCGGCTGCAGCCCGGGAAGCCGCACAGGCTGAAGCACAGGCTGCAGCCACCAAAGAACAGTTCATCAACCGGCTGCGCGAGCAGGCCGAGACCATGAACCTGACCACCGCCGAGCTGCTGCAGTATAAAGCGGCACAGCTTGGCATTTCGGCAGAAGCTGCCCCCTTTATCCAGAAGATTACCGACCAGAATGCCGCCATGAGTAAAGGCGGTATCAGCGCCGGTCAGTATGCTCAGGCCATGCGATACCTGCCGATGCAGATAACCGACGTCGTCACCTCGCTGGCCAGCGGAATGCCGGTCTGGCTCGTGGCCATTCAGCAAGGCGGGCAAATCAAGGACTCATTTGGGGGCGTGGGCAACACCTTTAAAGCGCTTCTGAGTATCATCACCCCCGCCCGTTTAGCGATGGGAGGGCTGGCTGGTATTGTTGCTGCTGCGGGCATTGCGGCCGTTTCGGCGATGAATGACCAGGATGAATTCAACCGCTCGATCCAGAAAACCGGCAACTATGCCGGTGTGACCTCCGGCGAACTGGAGCAGATGGCGCAGCAGGGTGGCCAGTTGCGCGGTAATTACAGTCAGGTGCGCGATATCCTGAATGGGCTGGTCAGCAGTGGTCGGTTTACTGGCGAAACGCTGACCTCAGTGGCCCAGGCTGCGACGTTGATGGCGGAACTGTCCGGCGACTCGGCGGATCAGGTCGTGTCGAACTTCCTGAAGATGAGCGACAGTGCAACCACGTGGGCCGCCAATACCAACCAGCAGTATCATTTTCTCGATCTGGAGACCTATCAGCGAATCCTGAGCCTGGAAGATCAGGGGCGAAAAGAAGAAGCGATTGAGCTGGCCTCTCAGGCATTTAAGAAGGCGAGCGAAGAACGCCTTCGCACAATGGAGCAACAGCTCAACCGGGCGGCGAGAGCATGGAATAATGTAAAAATTGCGGCAACTGGCGCATGGGAATCGTTTAAAGATAAAGCCGGTGGTGCTCTTGGTCTGGATGCTCCGGCTGACGAACTGACAGATAAAATTAAGGAATTAGAAGCCAAAATTGCAGCTGCGGGTAGTGATACTGAGGTTGCCATGCAGCCTCGAGAATACCAGGAGTCAGTGAAGCGATACAAAGAGGATCTGGCTGCACTGAAGGAAAAGCAACAGGCTGAAGAAAAAGCCATTGCAGCCGAAGCAAAGCGCAAACAAACCGATGCCGAGAGCATTGCTGCAGCCGAGAAACTCCAGAAACTCTGGAAAGGCAACCGCTCCGAGCTTGAAAAAGAAGCCGACGCGGTAGAAGAAACCCGTAAGAACTATGAAACGTTGTGGAAGAGCGCCAGCGGTCGGGACATGCTTCAGTCCCGTGGCGTCACATCCACCGACGGTAAAAACTTTTCCGGCGGTCAGTGGGATACCGACACAAAAGCGCTGGATAAATCCGGTCAGAAGGCGGAGCAGTACAACAAACAGCTGCAGCAGACACTGAACCAGAAAAAAGCCATCACCGAGCTGGACCGCGTCGAGGCTGAAATCCGCAATGGCACGCTCTCAAGTGCGACCAAAGCCCAGCAGGATGAAGCCCGGGCGCTGGCCAAAAAAATTGACGCGGCCAACGCGGCCAATAAGGCGACAAAAGAAGGTCAGTCCCTCGCCAAACAGCAGGAAACCTCCAACAAAAATTTCGTTAAACAGCTTGAGGATCAGGCCGCAAAACGCACTCAGGGTGCCGCAGCGACCCGCGCCCAGGAGATTGCCACCCGCAACCTGACCGCCGAGCAACGTCGCCAGGCGGAAGCAGCCAACGCCGCCATCACCGCCCAGGAGTTTAAGGGGCAGAACCTCCAGCTGCAGCTGGAGTACATGCGCGATACCGGCGACACCGCTGGCGCATCGATGCTCGAGCTGCAGAACCGCGTATCTGACCTGCGCCGCGAGTTTGAAGCCAGCGGTAACACAGAGGGGCTGAACTGGCTCGATAAGCTGTTGCCGGTCGCGGAAACCAAAATCCGCGTCGATGACCTTAAAAAGCAGCTCGACGACCTGTTCACCTGGCAGTCCCAGCAGGAAACCAGCATTCAGGCGCAGGTTCAGGGTGGCTTGCTTAATGAGATTCAGGGGCGGCAGCGCCTCGTCCAGCTTCACCAGGAAGTTGGCGACAAAATCAAGGGCTACCTCCCGCAGCTGAAAGAGATGGCCACCGCCCCCGGTGAAGCCGGTGACAAAATCCGGGAGATGATCCGCCAGCTCGAAGAAGAGCTCGGCAAGCTGAATCAGGCGGGGAATGAGCTGACTCAGGCATTCCGCGACGGTCTGCAGAGCGGTATCGAAAGCTCTCTGATGGGGCTGGCCAAAGGCACCATGAACCTGCGTGATGCGGTGAAAAACCTCGCCCTCACCATCATTAACAGCATGGCACAGCTGGCGGCACAGCAGCTGGCGCAGATGGCCACCTCCAGTCTGGTTGGCTCTTCAGGTGGCATGGGCGGTTTGCTGGCCAGCGTTTTTGCGGCTGATGGTGGTCAGGTTCGCGGTCCGGGCAGCACCACCTCGGATTCCATTCCGGCGATGCTCTCGGACCAGGAATTTGTGACCCGCGCCGCTGTGGTTCAGCAGCCCGGTGCGCTGGACTTCCTGCACGCGTTCAACCGCCACGGTATGGCTGCAGTGCAGGGCTGGTTGCCCCGCGTTCGTCATGCCACAGGAGGTCTGGCGGGCATCCCCGCGCAGAATATGCCGGTCCCGACCTCCGTGCCTGAAACCGCGATGGCCACACCCGCCGCTGCGTCGCAGCAGCCCATCAGCCTGCAGCAGCAACTGGTGCTGGACCCGTCCGAGGTTTATACCGCCGGAGCGCAGACGCTGGCTGGCCAGCGCCAGTTCACCACGTCGCTCAAGGCGCAGGTGCCGACCCTGAAACAATGGCTGGGGCTGAATAAATGACGACGTTATTTCCCTGGCTGGCTGACCCCGACTGGTCCCGTGGCGTGACTGAGACGCTGGAGTGGAAGACCGATGTGCTGCAGTCGCCAACCGGCGCTGAGCAACGAATTTCCCGCCGACTTTCGCCGCGCCGGACGTTCGAGTTCACGACGCTGGTACACGACACGGGTCGTCAGCGTTTTGAAAATATGTTGTGGCAAGGTTGCGCGGGTACCTGGGCCATGCCGGTTTATCCGGATGTTTATGCGCTGCCGGCAGCGCTATCCAGTAGCGCGACCGCGCTCTCCATTCCGACCGGCGGACGTGACTTTACCGTCGGCGGAACAGTGTTGCTGAAAACCGATGAATCTCCTGATGCAACCAGCCGGATGGCCACCGTCGCCGGTATGACCGGAGATACCCTGCAACTGGTCTCCCCGCTGACCGACAATTGGCCTGCGGGCTCGCTGGTTTATCCGGTACGCCCGGCAGTGCTGACGGAGCCGCCGTCGCTGTCACGTATCACCGATACCGCGACGACCGCGCAGGTGCGCTTCCGCATCGCAGAGCACAATGCCTTAAGTGATGCGCCGGTGCTCACACAGTACCGTGGCCACCCGGTGCTTGAGTCCGAAACCGACTGGGGCGAATCGGTCAGCGGCAGCTATCAGCCCCTGATTCGTGAGCTGGACAACAGCAGCAGTATTCCTTACCGACTGGATACTGCCGGTCGCCCGTTCTGGCGGCAGACGCATAACTGGTTCACCGCTAACCGTCCGGCGCAAACATCCCTGCGTCAGCTTCTGTGGTACCTCAGGGGGCGTCAGCGCCCGATATGGGTACCGGGTCAGACGCTGGACTTTTCCCCGACGTCCGCCATCAGCGGCAATTCTGTTGATGTTGTTGAGGCGGGCTTTACCGAACTGGGCATCCGCCCGGGTCGCCGCGATATCTGCATTCTGCTGGCAGATGGCACCCGGCATTACCGCCGCATCACCGCTGTCAGTCTGGTCAGCGGTGTGGAACGTCTTGCGCTCGATGGCGACGCCATCACTGTGGGCCAGAACCAGATTGTTGCCATTTCCCTGATGACCCTGGCCCGCCAGGACTCCGACACTGTGTCCTGGGAGCATGCGACCGACGCCGACGGCGTGGCCCGGGTCGCCACCACTTTTACCGGAGTACGTGATGAGCTGGAGTGATTTTGAATATTCCGTCGCCGATGGCCAGCCGCTGACGCTGTATGAGTTTCGGCTGGGTGACAGCCTGTTCTGGCGTTACTGCAACGCCGACAAAGATATTGATTTTGCTGGTCAGGTCTGGGAGGCGCAGGCCATCAGCAACAGCGGCCTCAGTTCCGGTAGCGGTGACGGGATGGATATCACCGTTCCGGCCAGCAATCCGGTGGCGCTGCTGTTTCGTGCCACGCCGCCTTCGCGCGCCGTCAGAGTCCGGGTGATGCGCTGGCACGCGACGGATGCCTCCGGCGAGTTTCGGGTCGTCTGGATTGGGGAGATCAGCAGCGTCAAACGCGAGCAGATTGAGTCCTGCAAGTTGATCACCATCAGTCTGGCCAGCACGTTCTCACGGGTCGGACTCCGTCTGACATGGGGACGTCAGTGCCCGTATGCGCTTTACGATCATAACTGCCGTGTTGACCCGCTCCAGTTTGCGGTCAGCGGTGTGGTGGTCACCGCTCTCGATGGCTCATCCATCACCGCCAGTCTGCCAGCCGGGCTGGCCGGTGACTGGTTCTCGGGCGGTTACATTGAATTTGACCGCAACGGCTATACCGAGCTGCGTGGTCTGCGGGCCCAGGATGGTAACACGCTGCATCTTTTTGGCGGCACAACCGGTCTGCAGGTCGGGCAGTCCGTCACGCTTTACCCGGGCTGCGACCGCACGATTGCGACCTGCGACAGCAAGTTTGCCAATCATCTGAACTATGGTGGCCAGCCGCATATGCCCGGTAAGTCGCCGTACACCATTATCAAACTGTTTTAGGAGGGGTACGCCATGTGGTGGGCTGTAGCTAAATTCGTAGCGGTTCTGATTGCATCATATGTGATCAATACCGCATTAGCGCCGAAGCAGAAAAACTCCACGCCGGAAGCAGCCACTGAGGATGACTGGAATATGCCTATGCCCGATGAGGGCACCCCGCAGTGCGTCTTCTTTGGTGACTGCTGGACGGCTGACTGGTTCGTCCTCGGGTACGGCAATTATCGTTATCAGGCCATCAAAAAATAACCGGAGGTGAACATGTTGATAACGATGGAGCATATTCGCGCCGGTGGTGGCTGTGCATGGGGGCTGCGGACCTTTTTTGCCCGCTATAACCTCGACCTGCAGGCGTTCATTCGTGACGGCGGGATTGACTCAGAACTGCTGGCCGGAACCGGCGACGCGCTGGCGATTCAGATCGTCGAACTGGCGCAACAGACTCAGAAAGAAGCGGGAGCATAAATGGGCGGTAAAGGTTCAAAAAAAGTCACCGTTGGATATCGCTATTCCTGGGATGTACAGGCGGGGCTGGGGCGCGGTCCGGTTAACGAAATTGTGTCGATCATGGCAGATAAAAAGACGGTCTTTGCCGGTACGCCGGGGCAGATTTCATCCAGCACCTCGGTGTACATCGACAAACCCGGCCTCTTCGGCGGCGACGATACCGGTGGTGAGGGAGGCATACAGGGTCAGCTCGATATCATGATGGGCGAACCGGATCAGGTTCCATCGGCATCGCTCCTGAAGTTGTTGACAGGACTGGTGCCGGGATTTCGTGGCGTGGTGACCACCTTCTTCAGTGGTCTGGTCAGTTGCTACAGCGCCAGCCCCAAACCGTGGTTATACCGCGTTCGCCGCACCACGAAAGGCTGGGACGGTGATGTCTGGTACCCGGAGAAAGCCACCATCATGCTTGAGAATACCGAGGGCCAGCTGGATGACGAGAGCGATCTGCTGCCGGACCAGATTGCCAATCTGCGGGCCATTCATGCCATGAACCCGGCTCACATCCTGGTGGAATGTGCCACTAATCGCGACTGGGGGCGTCAGCTGACACTCGCCGATGACCTGAACCTCGACAGTTATCGCGCCGCTGCTGATACGTTGTATGAAGAGGGTTTTGGCCTGTGCTTCCGCTATAACCGTCAGGACGGGCTGGATACGTTCGTTCAGCAGGTTCTCGATCATGTCGGCGCGGTGCAGTATGCCGACCTCGAAACCGGCAAACTGACCCTGAAGCTGCTGCGCGGGGATTACAGTGTCGATGACCTGCCGCTCTTCACCTACGATAACGGCATTATTGCCGTTCAGGATGACGACAGCGCCAGCACCACGTCGAACCCGAATGAAATTGTCGTGACCTGGAATGACCCCGTCACAAACGCCGATGGCGAGGTCCGGGCGCAGAACCTCGGGGCGATACAGAATACCGGACTCAACAGCAGTTCGGTCGAGTACAAAGCGATCCCCACACATTCACTTGCCGCCCGCGTAGCCCAACGAGACCTGGAGACGGCCCAGTCTGAACTGACCCGTCTGGTCATCCAGTTCGACCGGCGCGGCGGAATTCTGCGCCCGGGTGATGTTTTCCGCGTCCAGTTGCCCGACCGCAATATCGACAATATGGTGCTGCGCGTGGGGAAAATTGAGGAAAGCGATACCGGCGTCCTGACGCTGACTGTTGTTCAGGATGTTTTTGGCCTCCCATCCACCTCTTACAGCTCCGGACAACAGGACAGCGGCTGGACACCGCCGGATAAATCTGCCCGACCTGTTACCATCCAGCGGCTGATTGAGCTGCCTTATGCTGTTCTGGCCGGGACCGTCAGCGAGGCTGAGCTGAACTATCTGAAACCTGAATCCGGCTATCCTGGCGTGATGGCCATCGCACCAACCTCACTCAGCATCAACTATCTGCTGCAGACCCGTGCAGCGGGAGCCACGTTCGCAGATCGTGGCCAGGGTGACTGGACGCCATCAGGAACGCTGACGGCTGCAGTCGGGCGACTCGATACCGTTCTGCATGTCAGCATGGCCATTTTCCCGACCGTTGGTGATGGTCTGATGATTAATGATGAAATCATGCGTGTGGACGCGGTCGATATTCCTGCTGGCACCCTCACGGTCGGGCGTGGTTGCATGGACTCCCTGCCGTCAGGGCACTTTGCAGGGGACAGGTGCTGGGCGTATCAGGATGCGCTGGACTCGGACGGGCTGGAATACCTGTCCGGTGAAACGGTTGAGGCTCGTTTGCTCACCCGGACCAGCACGGAAACGCTGGCGGAATCTGCCGCTCCGGTGGTCAAGCTGACCATGTCCGGGCGTCAGGCCAGACCGTATCTGCCGGGGAATATCCGGGTCAACGGCGTCTCATATCCCGATGTTGTGGCCAACGCCGATACTTTCACTCTGGCAATCTCTCATCGTGACCGCCTGCTGCAGGCCGACCGCCTGATTGGCTGTACCGAAAATAGCATCGGCCCCGAACCCGGTACAGAGTATGTGGTGAAACTGATTGCTCAGAGCACTGGTAACGAGGTCTGGTCGTTGGCCACCAGTGACGCCAGCATCCCGCTCCCCTATGTCACCGGCGGTGATGATGCTGATGTACATACCCTGACGCTGCAGAGCCGCCGCGATGGTCTGATGTCGCTTTATTCGTTCCGGGCGGAACTTCCTGCTGGTCGTTACCAGGCATTCCCGATCACCGTCACCCTGTCCCTGACTATTGTTGATGGTAGCGACTGGGCCACGGCAACGCCGGAAGATACCACTACCGGTGCAGTGCCTGAGCTGCACGCCATTGCTGATGCCGCCGGAGTCACAGTCTGGTATCCCCCCGACCTGGTGGCCAGCGGTCTTTCTATTCCTGCTGATGATATTGAATGGCCAGCCGGGACCTGGCCGACGTCGCCGTGGTCATTCGGCACCCATCCGGTGCTGGCCATCGCGCAGTGGACTGAAACCAGCGGGCCACTGACCGTGCTGGCGCTGGAAGGCGATGCCTCTGCGCTGCTGCTGGATTCCGCAACCGGGCCAGCAGCAGCTATCGAATGGGACGCCGGTATTTATCTCGCAGAAATGGATACCACTATTTTCACGACAGACGGTCCCGTTTTGAACGAGGGCATAATTTCCCTGAAACTGACTGAACGGAGTATCGGACCATGAGGGAAAACTATTATTATGGTCAGGGTAAGGTGTTCCTGGCTCCGAGAGATAATAAGCGTGCATTTCGTTGGGTCGGCGATGTTTCAACATTGAAAATAGCGTTTTCGTATGAGCAACAAATAACAAAAGCATCACGTGGCGGGCAGCTCTATCAGAATCAGAGGATCATTACCGGGGCCAGCGGTTCAATCAGTTCTACCTGGCATAATTTCTCGGTGGAAAATCTGGCGCTGTTATTGGGCGCTCAACCGGTGGACGAACCGTTTTCATTTAATGAGCAGTTCGCCTTACCTGATGGGATCGTGAAAGGGGATATTATCGCGTTGCCCCATACCACGGTTTTTAACGTCAGTATTAACGGGCTGGAACGTGATGCTGATTATGTTGTTGACCGCCAGTTCGGCACAATTGAGTTTCTTGTAACTCCGGAATCTCCGGCCCTTACAGCGGCATACGAACACCTGTTTAACCAGTGGCTACCGTTTTTCTCTGCGCAAGCGCAGGAGTTTTATTTACGTTTTCAGGGGGTGAATCTGGCAGAAGGTTCGGCACCTGTACTGCTTGAGCTTTACCGGGTTTCTGTTGATCCGCTGGCAGCGTTGGAAATGATTAGCAGCGGGAGTGACCTTTCAGGAATCGATATGACCTCGTTAATTCTTCCTGACTTTAATCAACAGACCGAATCGGTCTTCAGCTATTTCGGCCAGCTACAGATAGTTAATTCTCAATCACCACAGCCTCCACATCCCCCCCTGACGTATAACGGTCGGGCGAAATATGACGGCCAGTATCAATACCGAGGTAAGTAATATGTCAAATTTGCAGGAAACTCCAGAATGGGTCGAGTTTATTTATCAGCTCACGGAAGAGACGCCGGTACTGGGTAAACAGGAAGGAGTTCCGGGCGATGGTCCATCAAACCTGCAGGCGTTTCAGCTTGCCTGCAGAACACTGTATTTAAAATTACAACAGGCTTACCTGGAAAATCAGCTTGATGCTTATAACGGTATTATAAAATCAGGAGAGCTACCGTTTACCAATATTCCTGCTGCACAGGATGCTATTAATGCCGGTAAGATCCCGGAAGGTTCCCTTTTCTCCGTGCGTTCGGCAAATCCTGATTACTGGGTTGATGAATATACCAATCAGGGGGGAGCTCCCGTTGCGACAGGTAAGCATCTGATTTCTGAAGCAGCAATTACTGCCAGAATTAATACAGACAGTAATGGAAATATTGCATTTCACAAAGACCTTGATGGATTAAACCTGCTTGCTGTTGACGATGCAGGCGGGCTCTATGTCGTCGGGGTGAACGGAACGATTCAGGATCGTCTGAACACGTTGCAAAAAAACACATCACCGGCAATTCTCCGTCTGACCGATGCCGAAAATGCCGCTTTTGCCTCAGTGGACGAATACGGGCATTTACGCATGCCGGGAATGCCGGAGAGTATGCAGGAGCGGCTCGATGCCATAAAAAAACGAATGGAAGTGATCCGTAAGCGAGGCATGATTCTGGATGTGCGGGATTGTGGCTTCAATACGAAAACAGGACAGGACGCCCATCGCCCGCTACAACGTGGTTACAACTGGTTGTCGGCAAACGGCGGCGGCGTTTTATATGCTCCACCCGCTTACTACAAGATGCCCATTCCGGTGATCCCCAAGTCTGGCGTGTCTCTTGTCGGAGGCGGGCAGGAAGGCACGATATTTTTACCTATGGGATACCTGCCTGCGTTTCAGTATCGGGGGAAACCCACCGAGGCATCGCCGGAAATTTACGTCGAAAATATCCAGTTCTGTGATTTTACCGTCGACGGTGAAAACCAGCAGTTACACCCGGAGCGCGGTTATATCCCGGATATCAAGGGTATCTTCCTGCAATATTACCGCAATGCCGTTTTTGATCGCCTGACTGTCAGAAATACCGGGGCGACCGGTTTCGGTGTCGATATGCCGGATAGAGTTTTCGTCGCGAATTTCCTGGTTGAAAACTGCGGCAGGCTGGCGCAGGTCGGCGACCTCGGCGCGTCGGGGTTCGGCCTGGGTACCAGCTTCCTGAGCAGCGAACCGATTTTCCTGTCAAAAATTGTGGGGCGCGGGAATAAGAATTACGGCATCTTCTTTGAGCCACAGCGCGGCGTCGGTACTGCGCAGGATGCAATTGTTTCCATGGCGACTTTCTCCGGCAACTTCGCGGGCATGGCGGATTGCGGTATTGAGGGACTGATTGCCTCTGATGTCAATCTGCGAGGGAACCAGCACGGATTTATGGCTGATACCGGCACAAACAATGGCGGACGTCCAGGGCATCGCGGGAAGCTGATTAATTTTATTATTAAAGACAATGCAAAACACGGCATGTATTTTGTCTCGGCTAAAAATGAGAATCTTATCGGTGAGTACGCCATCATCGGTGCGCATATTTTCGGTAATGGTGAGGATGGGCTTAATTTCAATTATTCGAATAACCGGGCAAACTCCGGTCTGCGAGTCTCAGATTGCGATATTAATGATAACGGTCGTCATGGTCTGAATTTTGAGGCCGGGCCGGTTATCAACGCCCATGTGACAAATACCCGCTTCTGGAATAACGGGAAACAGGCTGCGGGTAACGGCATCAATAGCAGTGCGAGCGTGAAGAAAAGCCGTTTCTCGATGAATAGCTATTACGATTTGCAGTCGGCACCCACGCAGCAATACCCCGTATCCATCAGCGGGGACATGGAAGATGTCGATATTTCCTTCAACCACGGCGCAGGCAATGTGCATAACTCACTCAACCTGACCGGGAATAAAACCCGCGTCACCACGCTTTCAAACTCGGGGATCGAATAATGGCCACGAATATTCAGGGCAACATGAAATATAAAGGGCGCTTAAGCCAGCTCCCGTCTGCTAACGCGCCTCTGCCGGAAGGCGCTAACCTGTTTTCAGACTTTGCGGGTGGGCGTCATGTAATCAAACATGCCAGTGGTAACGTTCTCCGCTCAACTCAACTGGCGGATATTCTCTCATTCTCACGAGCAAGTACCGCGACGCGCGTCGCTGAAAGCGGGTTGCTGGAGTACCTCCAGGCGAATGAACCTGCTATTGATTATCACCCCCTGTCCGGAGAGTGTCTGGGACTGCGGGTTGAGCGTAGTACGTGGAACCGCCTGGCATGGAGTCAGGATTTTACCAAAACCGTTACCTGGACTGCTTCGGGAGTCGATCTTACGCCGGGGGCAGCGCAGGCCCCAGACGGTAACATGACGGCAACAAAGCTGATTGAAGCAACGGATTCACTGGAGGCGGTGCGTAAACTGGTGGCAACTACCACGGCGGAAGCGACCAAAGGTAATCCTTTCGCGTTTAGCATTTTTGCGAAAGCGAATACCGCGAGCGTGCTCCAGTTGTCAGCCGTGGGGGCATTCCCCGAACCGACGTTTGTTAACTTTGATCTGAAAAACGGCAGACTCGGCAAAACTTCGACGGGCTCAACCACCCGGGGGTTGTTACAGGCATCAATTGAGCCGTACCGCAACGGCTGGTACCGCTGCTCAATCGTTATCATCCCGTACAGCGCCACGAACCCGGAATTCACTCTGGCGCTGACGGACAGCGATACCAGCGCGGGGGCTCTCCCGTCCTATCTACCCGTTACACCTAAGTCAGTGTTTATCTGGGCGGGTCAGGCTGAGTTTTCTGATGGGGTATCATCCTATATTCCAACCAACGGCGCGGAATTACAGAGGGCGAGTGATATCTGCACGACACCAACGGTGGCTTCGTTTGTGACCGCTGAGGCGGGTACTGTGCTGGTTTCAGTTGTGCATCCTCACAGCATCATGGCCATGACCGAGACCTATGGATCGCTCTCCTGCGCCGCCGTGATTGATAATTCTGTCGTAGGGCCTCATGTGCGATTTGCATACCGAAATGCCAATGTTGATGGCAATTATGGTGCGGTACTCGGTGTGGTTCCTGACACGACCGGGACCGCACAGAATCTGGAGATCCCCTCGATGGCCCCGGTTCCTGACAGCGAGCAGTCGTGCATTTTTTCTTTCGACGCTACAGAGCTGAAAACAAAGCTGTTTGACGGGTATAACTGGTATGAGCGCAGTTTGACGGCAGCGCCGCCAGCCCTGAATCGCCTGTGCATCGGTAGGGGGTACCTGGATTCCAGCAACTATCTGAAGGGTTATATTAAAAAAATCATTTACTGGCCGTATGCTCTGGATGAAACCGAGATGGAAGAGGCGATTTCAACTTTCGGTTAGTGCAATTCCTTTTCAAATAATGAAACATTCACGCGCGGTATTTATCGCGCGTTTTTATTGGAATTTATCGCGCCCGGCATCACACTGACTTGGCAGAATTAGCTAAGCTGGCTGGAGAGTCTATGGAGATTGCCAATGTAGAGAGCACCAAAATACATGTGCCAGTTACCATCACAACCCAAGTGGCCAAGCAACCAGTAGCAAACTGCTTCAACCGAATTTATTACGGCCCACCTGGTACAGGAAAGACCTACGCATTGATGCAACTTCTTAAGAGTGATTATGAGACTCAGGCATTGGCAATTTCTGCCGATCAGTGGCGGAGTCAGATCATTGTGGAAAAGGTTGCCATGCTAACGTGGTGGGAAGTCGCAGCAGCTGCGCTTTACGATTTGGGTGAGAAGGCAACCGTTAGCCAGCTTCTTGATCATCCGTTCGTACAGGCGGTTTCTGCGCGAAGTTCTAACCAAAATCGCAGGGCTACTTTATGGGGAAATCTACAGGCGCACACAATCGAAGAATCAAAAACGGTTAATTATAAGCGTCGCTCGGCGCCTTTTGTCTTCGATAAATCCACGGACTCGATCTGGCAGTTAGCTGGAGACTGGCAAGAAACTTGCACTGATCTTATTGAATTGGTTGAAACGTTCAGAAAGGGGCCACAATCTCAACATGCACTGCAACGCTATAGCTTTGTCACTTTCCATCAGTCTTATGGTTACGAGGAGTTTGTCGAAGGTTTGCGTCCTGTATTGAATAGCGGTAATGGTGAGGTGGAGTACGAAATTCGCTCCGGCGTATTTAAGGAACTCTGTTTTAAGGCACGCCAATCTCCTGACCAACGCTTCGCTATAGTGATCGACGAGATTAATAGGGGTAATATCAGCAAGATTTTCGGTGAGTTGATCACGCTAATCGAATCTGACAAGCGTGACCCCCTGAATGGAAATCCGCCTCCTCTTGAACTGATATTAGCTTACTCTGGTGAGAAATTTTCGGTGCCCGCTAACGTGGACATTATTGGCACAATGAATACAGCAGACCGCTCTCTTGCACAGCTCGATACCGCATTGCGCCGCCGTTTCGACTTTGTGCCTCTACTACCTGATACTCGTGCAGAGAAAACCACTAATGATCCACACAGCGCGCCATTGGCCGGATTACAAATAAAAACAGAGAAGGGAACGATTGATGTGCGTCGAATGCTGCAACGTATCAACGAGCGTATTGAGGCGTTATACAATCGCGATCACTGTATCGGCCACGCTTATTTCACTTCACTTGGAGATGTATCAGACGGGTCAACTCGCTTCGATTTGTTGACTGAAACCTTTCGCAAACGCATCGTGCCGTTATTAGAGGAGTATTTTTTCGAGGATTGGCGCAAGATTCGCTTGGTGCTTGGTGACAACCAGAAACCAGATACAGAACAATTTATTACTGAGAGCGACGCACATGAACAGGATTTGATCGAACTATTTGGTAACGACCACGGACTCGACAGTTATGCCACTAGGCGCCGTTATCAACTACAATCGTCGGCATTTGTTAATCCCGCTGCCTATATTGGCATTTATCAGGCTGAAATATTACTGGCTGAGTGATGGCAGGCATAACGATATTTGAGTTCGACAAATTGGTTGCCATATCTCCTGATAGGAACGGAGTGCATGATGGCGAAGGGTTGCGTGTGTTGCCCAGCCATGTTTTCTCTTGGTTGGAAGCGCAGGCCTTACATCAGGATGAAGCTGGTGAAACTGTATGGTTACGTCTGACTCAGAGGTGCGGGCGCAGAGCTGTGCAGGTTACAAGTTTCGTTGGCGTAATTCGTTGCCCAGATGGGTATCAGATCGAAGTGTTGCCCAAACTCGGCAAGGTCAACGGCGAGGTTGACGCTCGGCAGTTGCTGATAGAGATGCTGCGCTGTCTGGGGAGTTTTCGCCACATTCAGACCGATCGCGCTCAGTTACTGTCACGTCGAATGCCCTTGCTGGAGGTATTCATCAGCGAGTTTTTGCAGGCGGTAGAGCACGTCGTAAAGCGAGGCTTACACAGCGATTACTGTTCCAGGCAAGACAATCTCTTTGCCCTGCGTGGTAAACTGCGTATGTCGGCGCATCTGCGCCACAATCTGTGTCGGCGCGATCGTTTTTTTGCTGAGTTTGACGTATTTTCCTCTAACCGACCAGAAAACCGCGTGCTACACGCAGCTCTGAGATGTGCCCTGGCGTGGACTGCTACACAGGCTAACAAGCAATTGGCGCGAGAACTATGTTTTGTGTTTGCCGATATTCCTGTCTCTGCTCAACCCGACGCTGATTTTACGCGAGTCCGCTTGGATCGCGGTATGTCGCATTACGATGCAGCGCTAGGTTGGGCTCGTTTGATTCTACAGAATGAATCGCCGCTTACTGGGCATGGTGGTAATCGGGCTCCGTCCCTACTGTTTCCGATGGAGGCGGTGTTCGAGGCTTTTGTTGCGAGGCACCTGGCTCGGCAACTTGACAATGGTTACACCTTGAGTGTACAGGCTCGCAGTTTTTCTCTTGTCAAACATAACAAACAGGACTGGTTCCGCCTCAAACCCGATCTGCTGGTGCAGGCCGCCAAGCTTAACCATGTAGTTCTGGATACCAAATGGAAGCTACTTGACGCCCACAAAGCCAACGGAACTGAGAAGTACGGGTTGGATCAGAGTGATTTCTATCAGTTACACGCTTACGGTCAAAGCTATCTCGATGGTAAAGGTGATGTGGTGCTGATCTACCCGAAAACGGACCGTTTCGATCAACCGCTGCCGGTTTTCGCATTTCCTAATGGCTTACGACTGTGGGTGCTGCCATTTTGCCTGAGGGAGAAGCGCTTGCTGTTGCCGTCATGCAATAGTCTCCACATGTTCTTTCTCAGTTAATACCAAAAAATAAGTCAGCAAATAAGGTGGGGGATGTACCTCAACTTATTATTAATGATAACACCGCACGTGATCCCAACCCCATATCGATTGCTGTTGTTCCACCAGTATGTTGCGCAAGGTAGAATCTGGTCATAGCCTTTATTCGCAGAAAATCACTCAGAAAAGTAGTGGTCCGGATGAGTAATCCTGTTTCTTCAAGTACTTCTTTTAGTGTTGTGGTTTGCAGAGGAAGCTGAGAGTCAGCTCGTCCTTTCCCCACTTTCGGGTGTAGTTATAAATATTTTTAGATATATATCATTCTCCTGAATATACCTCATTAACGGCAGAGCCTCATGGTTCTGCCGTTTTGTTTTTCATTTTCAGAGGAAAAACCATGAATGATCCTGAAGATTTGAAACCCTTACAGAACTCACTTTCCAGCCTGCCACGGTGGGTATCGGAGCATATTCTGCAGCAGATAAAACAGCTTACCTGCTATGAACCGGTAATCGGCATTATGGGCAAAACCGGGGCGGGAAAATCGTCATTATGTAATGCCCTGTTTGCCGGTGAGGTATCGCCGGTCAGCGACGTGACAGCCTGTACTCGTGAACCATTGCGCTTTCGTTTTCAGGTTGGAGGTCGGTTTATGACACTAGTGGATTTACCCGGTGTGGGGGAAAGCAATGCGCGTGATGCGGAATATGCCACGCTGTACCGCAAACAGCTCCCCCGCTTGGACCTGGTGCTGTGGCTGATTAAGGCTGATGACCGGGCGCTGGCTGTGGATGAGCATTTTTACCGTAAGGTATTTGGTGAGGTATACCGGCATAAGGTGTTGTTTGTTATCAGTCAGTCCGACAAGGTTGAACCCACCTGCGGTGGTGAAAAGCTGTCTACAGAGCAGAAACAAAATATCAGTCGCAAATTCTTTCTGCTGTATGAGTTGTTCCAGCCGATAAATCCTGTCTGTGCAGTGTCAGTCCGTCTGCAGTGGGGACTACGGATGATGGCAGAGCGTATGATTCGCTGCCTGCCGCGTGAGGCCAGTAGTCCCGTTGTGGTACAGCTCAGTACACCGCTTCGTACCGATGCCGTTAATAAAAAAGCACGTGACGATTTTGGTGAAACGGTCGGCTCGGTACTGGACACAGTAAGTTCCATGCCCCTGATACCGGCCCCGGTTCGGACCGTTATCCAGTCTGTACGCGACATCGTCGTATCAGTCGCTCGTGCAGTCTGGAATTTCTTCTTCTGAAAATTAACTCTTCTAACCCGTAGTTTCCTGAGCCCTGCCGCGACCTTTCGGCGGGGCTTTTTGTATTTATTTTCCATCATGAGGAGTCTGCTTATGACCCGTCTGGCTTCGTGCTTTGGCGCAGCAAATCTTATCCGTCGTGACCGTCCGTTAACCCGCGAAGAACTGTTTCTTGTGGTGCCCAGCGTTTTCAGCGAGGACAAACACGAATCCCGCAGTGAACGATACACATATATACCCACCATCTCTCTGCTGGACAGTCTGCAGCGCGAGGGTTTTCAGCCGTTCTTTGCCTGTCAGACCCGCGTGCGAGATCCGGGTCGTCGTGAACATACGAAGCATATGCTGCGCCTGCGTCGGGAGGGGCAGATTACCGGTAAGCAGGTACCGGAAATTATTCTGCTCAATTCTCACGATGGCTCCAGTTCGTATCAGATGTTACCGGGATTATTCCGTGCGGTATGCCAGAACGGACTCGTCTGCGGTGAGTCATTTGGTGAGGTGCGAGTGCCGCACAAAGGAGATGTGGTGAGTCAGGTGATTGAGGGGGCGTATGAAGTGCTGGGTATTTTTGACCGTGTGGAGGAGAAGCGGGATGCCATGCAGTCGCTGATGCTGCCGCCATCTGCACAACAGGCTCTGGCACAGGCTGCACTGACGTACCGTTTCGGTGAGGACCACCAGCCGGTGACAGCACCTCAGTTACTCTCCCCACGCCGCTGGCAGGATGAGAGCAATGATCTGTGGACCACATACCAGCGTATTCAGGAAAACCTGATTAAAGGCGGGCTCACTGGTCGGAGTGCAAAAGGTCGGCGAACACATACCCGCGCCGTGCATGGTATCGACGGCGATGTGAAGCTCAATCGGGCCCTCTGGGTGATGGCGGAAGCGATGCTGAGTGGGTTTTAGTCCTGAGCTTGTTATCAGTATGTTGAGAAAGGACACTCCCTGTCCGTTTTACCCCATTGGATTGAGTGTTTTATCACCGCATTTCACGGTGTGCCGCGTCGGCCCTGCCTCCGGTGGCTGATAAAAAATAGTTCATTCCGTGTCCATACCCTGTCCGCCCCCCTCTTTAGAATCATTTCATATTCAGTCAGTTAATTATTTCGGAGATTTAAGATGACACAGGCAGAGCGCCGTCATGACCGGCTGGCTGTCAGGCTGTCACTGATAATCAGCCGCCTGGTTGCCGGTGAAACGCTGAACATGGCGCGGCTGGCTGCAGAGTTTGGTGTGTCAGTCCGTACCCTGCGACGGGATTTTCGCGAACGGCTGATGTACCTCGACCTGGAGTATCGACGGGGGCAATGCCGCCTGCGCAGTACCGGTGGGGGCGTACAGGGCGAGCTGGATGCGCTGACCTTTGCTCACCGGGCAGGACTGGCCGATATTTTTCCGGGACTGGACCGGCGTCTGGCGGGAATGCTGCTCACTGCCGGAGGGATGCCGTGTCTGGTATGGCAGCCGCCACATTCTGTGTCACCGGCCAGCTCACTGGTGTTCTACCGTCTCGTCAGTGCCATTACCGCCTGCCAGCGGGTACTGCTGCTGGCCGAGGGAGAGCGCTGTGACGGGCTGGCCCCATACCGCCTGATATCACTCGACGGCTGCTGGTACCTCACTGGTGAACTTAACGGGCATATCACCGTGTATCCTCTGGCGACTATCCATGCGGTGACAGTTCTGAACACCACTTTTACCCCGCAAAAACGTCTCAGCCAGTTAACCACACAGGCGGGTTTTATCCGGGCTCTTCCACACTTCAGCTGTATTCGCGAAGTCCTGTCTCCTGGGTCCTCTGAGGAGGAGCAGGGCAACACACTGATTTAATGACCTCTGTTAAGAAGGAAAAACAATGACCTGGCATTACGAGAAAAATGGCATACGTCACGACAATGTGACCGAAGACGACATCACTGGTCTGATTGCGCTCGGTGAACTCACCGCTGCCACGCTGGTGTGGCGACAGGGCATGCCGGGCTGGCAACCGGTCTCCGCCACCCCGCTGGCTTCGGCTCTGCTCCACAGCACCACACCACCCGCGCTGCCGGGGAGTCGCATTCCGGGCGGAGTGGTATGGACGCTGGCATTTGGTCCTTTCATTGGTTATGCGCTCGAGCTGTGGACGGCAGGGCTGAACGGAATGTCTTTTGACGAGGCATATGAGGCCGTCTCGAGCGGGCAGTACTGGTTTATCACGCTGCTGCTCAATATCGCACTGGGGTATCTCGATGAACGACGCCTGCGTAAGGCCGGAGTGGATACCACCACGTTCGGCAAACTGGCCTGGCTGGTGCCGTTCTATTTGTGGCGGCGGGCGAAAACTCTCGCTCAGAAACCGGCTTACTTCTGGGTATGGCTTGTGATGCTGGTCCTGACCGTCTGGGCCTGAATCGTCGCTACCTGAGACTTTCTCTGTTAAGGACCAACGTAATGAACACGCTGATTAAAATACTCGGCATTACCGGCAGCCTTCTGCTTTGCGCTGGGGCTCAGGCCCAACCCTATAACCGGACGCTACCTGCAGTCGTCAATGACAACAACGGAAATATTTTCTGGTGTGATGCGCATCGACAAGTTACCGGAAAATGCGAAGCCATGTCTGTTGACCGTCAGGGCGGGATGGTCACGGTGCGTTCAGCACCTTTTAAAGACTGCGAAGGCGGCCTGTGGGGCTGGATAACTATCATGCACAACGATGTGTCGAAGGGATTCACCATTACTCCGGATAAGAAATTCGGTCTCACCGTAAAAGATCTGTGCCGTCCGGGCACGGTAGTGACCTTTAAGCCCAACCAGAAGAAGCCGGAATATGACGACCTGGTGGCACTTTACCAGGGCAAAGAGCTGTTTCGCTACCGGCGCTTCTGATAACACTCGATACCAACCTCCCTCATTTTGCCCGACAGCGGGCTGGATTAATTTAGGAAGAAAACCATGCTGAAAATACTGACCTCTGCTGTACCCGCCCTTATTCTGTCACTTGCCGCATTCAGTGCCGGTGCCGCTCAGCTTCCGGCAAGCCTTATGGATAAAGACAATCCCGGCCAGGAGTACTGGTGCCAGGGAAACGACATCAACACCTCCGTGTGCTCACTGACCGGTGTCAGCGACGACCATAAATTTGCCCTGATTCAGGACCTGCCGGGCCCGGCCTGTGAAGACTTAAGCTTCGGGGTTATTGATCTGGTGCGTCAGACCGGCGTCAACATTCCTTACGACGGTGGTGACTGTAAGGGCTATGTGCAGGCCGGTTTTGTGCGAGGCACGAAAGATAATGCCCTGTATGTGAAAATTGTCCGGGGCAGTAAAACATTATTGATGTACAAGGTTAAAACTGGTTACTGATGCCTCTATAGACACAAAATAAATATAGCCCCTGTTGCTCACGCAATAGGGGCTTTTTCATTTAACAATCGCGTGATGTGTGAGCCGGTTTCATCGCCAACGACGACTGATTTAGCAAAAGAAAACATGCTTATTTTCATTAAGGAAGAATATGAAACTTAATCAATACATTAGTGTTCCACTGGTAGCGGGGCCCACACTGACGGCATTAATAACCCTGATTACCTCCGGCTGTCAGGTTTCTCTTAATATCCACCGATAGCCCTGGCACTTCCGAACGACGAGCGCAGTGGTCAGTTTCTTTCTTCAAGTAACCGTGACCAGTTAAACTGCGCTGAAGAAATTCAAAACTACGCAGGTATTTTACCTGTGACAGAACAAAGCGGCCAGAAATCTTGGGAACACTGGTGTTGGCAATGTGCGGAGCTCGTCCGACAGATATTCGTGGAATGGGCTGCAAAGACGATTAACTCATCATTCTGGGCCAGACTTTATTAGTAAGAGCTGCGAAGAAAAGGAAAATCGCATCAATCAGCCATTTGGGCTCTGGCGTATAAATGGATAAGGATCATTTACAGCTGCTGGATGACCAGAACCCGCTACGACGAAGCAAAATATTTGCTGGCACTCGAGGCGCACCCCCGTTCTTACTTAATGTCGAATGTCTCAGGGCGTGAAGCAGACGTTTGCTTTAAGGATAATCTGTCCCGTATGCCGTAATCACTTTAAAAGCGAATGGTCCGTTTTAGCGCGATATGGAAAATGCCGTCCAGTATCAAGTGTTTTCTGGTCTATTGTTAGCCAATAAATCGGAAATTTTATCGAATAAAATACTAAAATTCCCAAAGCATTCTACCGGAAGGTCATTGGTTGACTCTGAAAACTCATTCTTTCTTGAGTCATTAACAAAAAATACCTCAGTACCTAATATTGACTCACCTTTCATGTTATGCTGTAGTAATATTTCATCTTGGAAATATTGTTCAATTACGAAGTAACGCTGCGTTAAAGAATTATTTTGTACAAAACGTTCTCTATGCTCAGGAACAGGAAGAATAAGCCCATAGATATTTTTTACCTGATGTTTTCGGGAATTATTTTGCAGGTCATGAGGTTCAAAAATAGAACGATTTAATCCTTTGAACTGCTCATTTCCCTCCCGATCATTATCAAATAAACCGATAATTGTTCTATCAGTTAATGTTGAAATGTATTCTAAAGATCTTCTAACTGCCTCTGCGCACCCAGTTCTTTTTTCCTCTTCAATTTGAATGCCGGATGAAATTATTTTAAAAGGCATGGGAGTTCCTGGGTTTAGCTTTTCCCAAGCAGTTGTTAAAATTTTCTGGTCCGTTTTTCCTTCAGTTATAACAATGGGTGTTTCATCTCCATCATTTATAGCTGTTAGTACATTAGCTAGACCATCTTTAACTTTTTAATAATCAGATATTTCAAGGTGAGACAATAAACCAAGATCCTTAACTATCTGATTTAAATAAAAAAGCTCACCTTCATTAGCTTTTGATGTTAGTCTATCATTATGTGTTATGACAAAAATTTGACATGCTGTTTGTTGCTTTAGTTCGTCAATTAAATTTGCTTGTAAATTTGAGTGGATATGTGAATCAGGCTCATCGATAAGAATGAGGTTAATACCGGTTGAATTCTTTTCCATATACTCGATTGTTGAAAATATCTCTAAGACTTGCAAAAAACCACTACCCATAAGTGATATTTCCAATTCTTTCCCGTTTTCCTTTGTTGCAGTTATTTTAACATACTCATCATCGATTCGATTTCTATTCTTAAATTTTAAGATATAATTTTCACCAAGGACTTTTTGTAGGCGAATCTCAAGATTTTCAAATTTTTGTGCAACCCTTGTGGCTTGAGTATTTTCGGTTTTTAATATTTTATTCCTTAAGACATCATGTGACTTTCCAATATTTATTTTTTTCTCTATCTGCGCATTATTGTAAAATGGCTCATCTCTAAAAATAGTTGATATTGGCCTTGTTTGGTAAATGTAAATGGCATCTTTTAGAGTGCAATCCTTTTCTTTTATATAGTTTGAGAATCGTTCAAAGTTTGAAAACTGTGTGTCATTATCAGAACCATTGCTATTAAATATCCGTAAGTATGAATTTTTAATCCCTGGCTTTTCAAATCTAATCTCTAAATCAAATTCATTTTGTTCATCTTTAATTGTAATGCATATTGATGCGGAGCTATTCTTTGGGTCGTTAAAAATATCAATATCGTCAACAAGTCTTATTTGATCGAGTGTAGAATAGGTAATGTAGTAGTTAGTTGAAGCTTTGTAGAATTTGTTTTTTTTTCTTGAATAAGGTTGTCATAAGCATATTTCCATAAACTTACCCCCTCAAATAATGTGCTTTTACCAATATTATTTTCACCAACAATTATGTTGAATTTATCATTGCACTCAAAAGACATGTCTTTGAATGATTTGAAATTTGTAAATTTAATTTTTGCTATGTGCATAATTTTATCGTTTTAATGGATAGAGTCTAATGTAAAATTCAGTGGTGCCACGTGAGGCATCTTGTACACTAATATAATAGGCTTCTCAGGATCGCTTGAAGAACGCAAGTTGTCATGCTTGGTGAACTCAAAATCCATGTGAACCTACTAATTTATTCAACAGAACAATTCTATATAAACCTCTGCTTTAAAAGTTTTACAGTAATGCAGATCAGCATAGCTACCGCCTTTGAACTCAATCAACTGAAGGGATTTGACTGAATAATAATGTCAGATGTGCTAACAAAACGGAAGGTTCAGATAAGGCTTTACTTGGGAATTTTTGCACATCTTGATTTTTTATCAATAATGATCCTACCCACCAATAGTGGACACGGGACTAAGCGAGTAAACTCTCAATCAGAGGTAGCTCACATGACAAAATCAGCATCAATCAACAAAAGTCACGCAAACAACACACACCTGAATTTCGTAAAGAAGCCCTTAAGTTGGCCGAACGTCTCGGTGTGGCCACTACCGCCCGTGAACTCAGCCTTTACGATTCCCAGCTCTACAAACAACTGCACCAGACAATATCCTCTGAGAGAGAGCGTACAAGCAGCGGAGATTGCCTGCCTCAAACGTCAACTGGCTGAGCGGGATAATGATAATGAGTTGGCTATTCTCCAAAAGGGCGCGACATACTTCGCGAAGCGCCTGAAATGAAGTATATCTTTATCGAAAAATATCAGGTTGAGTTCAGTATCAAAGCTATGTGTCGGGTGCTGTGCGTGGCGCGCAGCTGCTGGTATGCCTGGTGTCTGCGTCGTCCCCAACTGAGCCATCGGCAACAGTTCCAGTGCGTCTTCAATGAAGCTGTCTGTAAGGTATTCGTTGAGGCAAAACAGCGTTATGGTGCGGCTCGTCTTGCAGACGAGCCGCCGAAATACAACATCAAAACGATAGCAACAGTTCGCGTCGTCAGGGCCTGCGGGCAAAAACCTCACGTCTGTTCAGCCCGTTAATCTACTGTGCTCACGACCAGCCAGTGCCGGAGAATCTGCTGAAGCAGGACTTCAGATCTAGTGGCTCGGACCAGAAGTGGGCGGGTGACATCACGTACCTTCGCATCGATGAAAGCTTGTTATACTTTGCCGTGGTTATAGACTGGTGGTCGCGTGCTATTATTGGCTAGTTGGTGTCCTCGCAAATAACGGCAGAACTTGCCTGTGATGCACTGCAGATGGCGCTGTGGCGGCGAATTCACACCGACCGTGGCGGGCAGTACTGCTCAGCGGATTATCAGGCTCTGCTGAAACGGCATAATCTGCATGGCAGCATGAGCGCAAAAGGTTGCTGTTATGATAATGCCTGTGCGGAAAGCTTCTTTCACTCGTTAAAAGTCGAGTGTATCCACGGAGAACGCTTTATCAGCCGGGAAATCATGCGGACGGCGGTATTTAATTATATTAAGTGCGATTACAATCGCTGGCGGCGTCACAGCGATTATGGCGGCCTCAGCCCGAAACAGTTTGAAAACCAGAATCTCGCTTAGGAGCGTGTCCACATTACGCGGGTAGGATCAGTTTAAGAGAGAAGCCCTCTACACCGATATATTGGATATTGTGAAAATTTTCAATTGGGGTGATCAACGTTCCAATGATTAACTCACTATTGGGTACAATGTCCGTTCTTGGTACTCAGCAGATGATCATATCCGAGAAGTTTCTGAACGAAAAAATTTATAATAGACCTCAGAAAAACATTTTTTCTAAATAATTACAGATAGATATTATCCCAATGCAATCCTCGCTGGATTGCGGGATTTTTTTATTTTTAACACTGTGATTGGGTGTGAGTCACTGGGTCATTGCTGGCTTCGTTTCCTCATGCATTCCGCAATCATATTGCCATCTTCCTCCTCGAATACGACCATCACGCCTGTCGTGCCGAATCCAGTGTCATTCTTACCACCTTTAATTAAGGATATTTGCTATGGCGAAACAACTGACTATGTTTACACCTAAACTGCCGTTACCAGCACTGCGTACCATTAAGCGAGCCTTGGTTCTGCTTGACCAGCATTTGCGAGAACCGGGTGTGGCATTCACCTCGACTCAGGCTGCCCGCGACTGGCTCAGGCTGAAAATGGGCCCCCTGGAGCGCGAAGTGTTTGTCGTGCTGTACCTCAATAACCAGAACCAGCTGCTTGCCCACGAAACGCTCTTTACCGGCACCATCAGTCACACTGAGGTTCATCCTCGCGAGGTGGTGAAACGTGCGCTGTACTTTAATGCGGCGGCGGTGATATTTGCCCATAACCACCCGTCCGGAGAAGTGACTCCAAGCCAGGCCGACAAGGCTATCACTCAACGACTGTTACATGCACTGATGCTGGTGGAGATCCGGGTGCTCGACCACCTTATCGTCGGTGGTACGCAGATATTGTCGTTCGCTGAACATGGTCTGCTTTGAGGTATTACATGAAAATTATCAGTAAACGCCGGGCGATGACGATTTACCGTCAGCATCCGGCCTCCCGCATTGTTCGATTCTGCACTGGCAGATACCAGTGGCATGGCAGTGTCTGTCAATACACCGTTAAGGTGGTTCCTGACATTTCCAGTGTGCTGGCGGTATACGTCGAACGCCGCCAGGATCGCAACGGACCTTATACCTGTCTGATGAGTATTACCCTGAACTGACAATAAAGAGGTTATAAATGAGAAACCCCACATGGGGCCTGCAGCGGGATATCACGCCGTGCCTGGGAGCACGTCTGGTGCAGGAGGGCAACCGGCTGCACTATCTGGCTGACTGGGCCAGTATCACCGGTAAGTTCAGTGACGCCGAATGTCTGAAGCTGGATGAGGCATTTCCGCATTTTATCAGCCAGATGGAATCGATGATGGCCACTGGTGAAATGAATCCTCGCCACGCCCGCTGCGTCACCCTGTACCACCGGTTTTACCTGTGAAGCCGATACCCTTGGCAGTTGCGGCTACATGTACATCGTCATTTATCCCACTCAACGCTAATTACTTTCACGAGAGCAAACATGAAAACTCTACCTGCAACGACTCCGCAGGCGGCGAAGCTATGTCTGTCGCCCGTGTCTGTCTGGCAAATGTTACTGACACGCCTGCTGGAACAGCACTATGGCCTGACACTGAACTACACACCATTCAGTGATGAAACTGTTATTAAGGAACATATTGATGCCGGGATTACCCTGGCCGATGCAGTCAACTTCCTAGTTGATAAATACGAACTGGTTCGCATCGATCGCAGAGGGTTTAACTGGCAGGAGCAATCCCCTTATCTTCGGGCGGTAGATATCCTGCGAGCACGACATGCAACTGGCTTGTTGCGACGGAGCCGTAATAACGCTGTATCTTGA